ATAAAGGCGATCATATAAAAATGACTGTATGTACTCAGTGTGCTTTAGAAGAACAACAAAGAGAATGGGAAATAGAGAGACTACAGAATACAACATATTATGACGAAGGCTATGATGAAAATCGTTAAAGAATATATTAATGAAAAGTTTACTGAAGATTCTGATCCTATACACGATATGGGTATCGGAATCAATAAAAAATTTATAGCACATCAACTTGTTCTAACAAACCCAGCAAATTCATATTTTGAAAATGCAGAATCATGGCCAGATAATATTTTATTAAAATATAGTGGAAGATTAGGAAACCCAGAATATATTGAGGGCTTTATGTCAAATGCAAAAAATATTAGAAAAGAAGATATTAATAATTGTTTACATGAAAGTGTAATGGCTTATGAATTTGAAAATGTTAAATTATTAGTTGAAAAATATAAAGCAAATCCCAATGCTCCAAAAGTTATGGAATGCGCGTTAGCATCATTGGGAATCTTTCCTCATAGACATATAAAAGATCCAAATTTAGAAATTGCAAAATTTTTAATGAAACACGGTGGAAAAATACATTTTCAAAATGAAATAATTTTACGTGAAGCATGCGCATTCGCTGATACTCAAATCATTAAATTTATATTAGATGATGGAGCTGATCCGCATGTGTTAAATGATGCCTGTTATCGAAAAGCTGCATTGTGGATGAGTGCATCGCCTATAGTTATTAAAAAACAACGTCAAGCTGTAATAAATCTTTTGAATCAATACACAGACAAAAAACTAATTAAAGAATATATTAATGAAAAGTTTACTGCAGATTCAGATCCAATAAAAGATTTGGGAATTGGACTCTATGTAATACATAATTTTTCTACTTATGATGACGCGTTTAATTGGCTCCATGCTCATATAGCTATAATACTTGGTTCAGATGAAATTCCAGGCGATATTGTTTATCCAGCCGGACATCACAATATTTATAGATGGAAATATTACGAGATATTAAAAAAGTTCAGCGACAAATATATACGCATTAATGATAATCCTAATGCACACCTTATATATGATGTAGCAGAAAGATTAAGAAAAGAAGGATATCCCACTGAAACAGTTCTTGAAACAGTTAAAGAATCTTTATACGAAAAATTTACAGCAGATTCAGATCCAATCAGAGATTTAAAAATAGGTATTATCAGTGAAATAACTAGTGAAGTTTTGTTTCACACCGTTGAATATGATGAAGAACAAGTAAACGAAATAGAAAAATATGATCCGCATTTTGCTATGCTTATAAAAGCAGCTCAACAACTTGTAGAAGAAGGAATAATAGAACAAGGAAGATATTATGATTGGATGGAAGACGAAGAGTTAGATCTTTATATTCGTAAATATCGAAAAGGAAGATACGTCTATAATGCAAATCCAGGTAGTGATGGAGTAGGAGTATTCTTTTCAGAAATAAAATTGCCCAAAGTAAATAAAATTGTCTATGAAAATAGTTAAAGAACATATATACGAAAAGTTTACAGCAGATTCAGATCCAATATATGATATGGGAATTGGTATGAAAAAAATATATTCTCCGTTAAAAATACAGCATATATTAAATGCAATGACGCCTTTATGGAAAAGAATCGTTAGAAACGCCTTTAACGAATCTTTAGAAAATATTTATTATTTGGGAAATAGTTCAAGAGATAGTAAAGAATATTTAAAAAGACTTGTTTCGTTAACAGCTGCAGGAAGAAGAATATTTCAAAAAACTTTTACAACAGAATATCCTGATACAGGCGTGCCAGAAACAATAACAGTTAAAATATATGAAACAGAGTTAGGAAAAATAGGAACATTTCAATATCCTGAATATGAAGAGGAGGCAACGCAATACTTAGGTTCTCTTGATATAGCTGTAGAATTACGAGCAAAAGAAAATATAAAACGTTGAAATTGGTACGAGAACATATTAACGAAAAGTTTACTTCAGATTCAGATCCTATAAAAGATATGGGTATAGGTGGTATATCAATTGAAGAAATGGCACAAAAAACTATACGAAATAAAAAACTTAAAGGAACAGCTGGATTATATAAATGGCGTGAATATTTAAATTCTTTAGTTGGAAAAAAGATTACTGGAAAATTTGTAAAGTTTTCTTCTTTAGAAACAAGAAAAACAAATATTGATGAATATACATTTATAATACGTGACTATTATAGCTTTTACGGCGGAACTGAAGTAGGATTTAAAGATGATAAAGAAAATAATTATGTTGCTATTCAAACTGAAAGATATGTAATTAGATGAAATTAGTTAAAGAATATATTAACGAAAAGTTTACTGAAGATTCAGATCCAATTTCAGATATGGAAATAGGTTTATTTACTAAATGGAGTAAATTGAAACCAGGAGATATAATATACAATAAAGATACAATCGGCGTTATTCAACATATAACAATACATAATTCCGGCACCATAGAAATAAGATATGCGCCTTTTTATAATGTCAAAGTTAATAAAGATATAGCAGAACGCAGCAAAGAATATATAAATTCTCATTATTCGCAAAGTATATATACACGCAAAGCTACTACTTGGGAGAAAAAATTTAAAATTCTTAAACCAGGGGAAAAACTTTATGAGTATATAAACGAGAAGTTTACTGAAGATTCAGATCCTATTAAAGATATGGGCATAGGCGTATTTAATAAACGCGATTTTGCTTCTTTAAGAAAATCATGGAAATTTATGTATGATATTGCTCCATATTTAGTAGGAATTAAAGATCAAAAAGAACTTCTTGATGTATCCGCCGCACATTATATTAATGAAAATCATTATGAAACATTAAGTGATTATTATTTAGAATACATTACAGTAAAAGGATCATCACATGGATTATGGGCAGATTCTTTTGCAGATTTTATTAAAGAAAAAAAGAGAATAGGCGATCATAGCAAATATGGAAATACAATGGATAGTGATAATTATAGATATAGAAAAGGACTAAGGAAAAACCTTTAGAAATATAAATGAAGATAGTACAAGAACATATTAACGAAAAGTTCACTGAGGAATCTGATCCAATAAAAGATCTTAATATTGGTGTTATTGATAAAATTAATGAATGGATAGAAAAAAATATGCAAGTTAATAGGCACACATTAGATTCTGATATGAAAAAAAAATGTGAAGAAAAACCTCTATATATAATTAATGATAATGGAACTATCAACGTATATGGCACTGCGTGGATAAATTTTGGTTATAGCCCAGGCACTTATAGTAATTTAAATTTAATATTTCCAAAATATATTAATTTTAATATAATATATGGAAATTTTGATATGGGCCATCGCGACGTAATATCATTAAGAGGATGTCCTCAAAAAGTATATGGTTATTTTCGTTGTTCTCATAATAATTTAACTTCATTAAAGTATTGTCCTAAATGGGTAGAAGGACAATTTTATTGTGAATATAACGCAGTACAGTTTATAAAAGAAGATGTAAAAAAATATTGTAAGCATATTGGAAAAGAAATAACACTATAATAATGAAATTAGTACGAGAACATATTAACGAAATATTTACTGAAGATTCAGATCCCATTATTGACATGAGTATAGGTCTTAAAGCTGTAAAAAACGAAATGTGGAAAACTCCATTCGGTGAATTAAATGATAAATATTTCTCAAAGTATCGCGTAAAATATACACTCGATAATTGGACCATTATTAATTGCCGCTTAATATTATGTGATAGTTTATGCGATATATTTGGATATATGACAGATGAAGAATATCATTTAACTCCACAAGAAGCATTTAATAAAACACTTAATGATCCTAAATTTAATAGGCTCGAATATAATCGAGGCATTATTGGAACTGCTATAGATGATTCAGATAAACTAAGAGATGCTAATGAAATTAGAAGTCAAATTATAGCTGAAGTTTTATATGACAATTGGAAAATTAAAATTGATCCAGAAATTAAAAATGAAGCACTCACTGAAAAGTTTACTGTAGATTCAGATCCAATAAAGGATCTGGGCATTGGCGTTTTTGCTAAGCGTAACTTTACTGTAAGAGAAGATTTTATTAATTTTTTAATAGACGCAATGCCAACTATTTTAGGAATGTCAGGAATACCTGAAGATATTGTTATAGAAATCGGATATTTAAATAAAAAATATTTTCATATTATACGTGAATATCTTTTTAAATATGATATAACATTCGATAGTAAAAGTATATGTGATAACGATAGTTCGCCCGTATATTTTTGGCCAAAATTTGTTCGTAATGAATTAATCAATAGAAAGATAGTAAAAGCACGCAGAAAAATAAAGGAATCTTTAAATGAAAAGTTTACTGAAGATTCTGATCCAATACATGATTTAGGAATAGGCGGAATCAATCTTTCAAAAGAAATATATTTATTAATAGAGAAATTTAAATTAACTAATATACATCAAATGGCATATATGCCTGAAGTAATAAAATATTGGAAAGATGTATTAGAAAGAGTATTTTTAGATAGACAAGTAACTGGAATTTTTGCAAGAGGAAATGAAAATAGTTGGGGAGCTTTTCATAAATTGACTACACAAGAAATTAAGAAAGTTGTTTTGTTTGCTGAAGATACGTTAACTTCTGATAATATGGCAGTTTTAGATTTTGCTTTAATTGCAGATGATCCTGGTGCATGGGAAAAAAATCTAGAAGATTCTAAACATTATCTTGAAAATCCCGATGAAACTTGGTATTATTATTCATTCGGCGATATGTTCTACAGGAAAGATTATACACCTAAACAAAAATATACTATCTATTTGAAATGAAATTGGTAAAAGAACATATATATGAGAAGTTTATTGAAGATTCAGATCCAATAAAAGATCTGGGTATTGGAATTGAAGAAAAATTAAAACCACATTCTTTAGATAAATTAAAAGGAACAACTCCGCATTCTACAAGAATATGTATAGATATTTCAGAGTTATTTGACTTACCATTATCTAAAATTTATCTTTTAGGATATTTTATAAATTCTGTTACTATTGATTCAAGAACTTATAATTTATTAGTTGATAAAAAAACAAAATTAATTAAAGAACTTAAAAAGGAAATTTCGGGTAATGGCAATGATTTAACACTATATCAAACGCCCTATGGAATGATAATGACTGAAAAGAATTTTAGTATAAATGTATGGGGAGATATAAACGCAGCAGCATATGTTCTTTTTAATGATGTTAACGAAAAGTTTATTGCTGATTCTGATCCTATTTCTGATTTAGGAATAGGTGTATTTACTAAAAAAACATTCAGTACTCCAGAAGAAGCCGCTAAGTGGGTATTTAGGATTTTACCCGTTATTCTGAAAACAAACGAAATTCCTAAAAATATTTTAAATCGAGTAGGCGAATATTTTGGTAGTAGTTATTGGAATGAAATAGAAGAATATTATATGAGTTATATAAATATAATACCACATGATATGATGGATTTTAAAAGATTTCATACAGAATTAGTAAAATTATGCAAGAATAATAAATGAAGTTGGTTAAAGAACATATAGACGAGAAGTTTGCTGAAGATAGCGATCCTATACGCGATATGGGTATTGGCATAATTACTAAAGCAGAACTCTACAAACTTGTTGCAACTCTTAAACAAAAAATACAAGAAATATTTCCTCATGAGACTATAGAACTTAGAATTCTTACAGGAGCAAATATATATTTTTATGAAATACAAATAGAGTTCGTAGAAACTGGATCTTATGTATGGGATATATATTTCGTTGCAAAAAAAGATCTAAATATAGGCGGTATATTACAAGATATGGGGTGGCATATTACTGTAACAACTAAAGATACATTTATTAATACTTATGATTTAGATACTTTAATACCTGCAATATTTAAAAAAGCTATTAAAACTAAAAAATTCGCGCAACAACGTATTGAAGAACTAACTATAAGATTAGAGAGATTAAAAAGACAAGAGAATCAGGTAGAAAAAACTATAGAAACGACAAAAATAATGCAGTCATACTTAAAATGAAGTTAGTTAAAGAACATATAAACGAGAAGTTTACATTAGATTCAGATCCAATAAAAGATCTGGGTATTGGTAAGATAAATTTCAGAGATGAATTTGATAAGCAATATTTTGAGCCTTCTATTAAGTTATTTAGAAAATGGGAAAAATATGTTGATCAATTTCGAGGAAAAACAATTTGCGGCATTTTTAATGTATATGATTTTAGAGGAGATTATTCTGGAAAAAAAGGATATGCAGAAGTAGAATTTACAAGTATAACATTGGATAGAGAAGGCACCATGAATTTAGAAACACCCGATCATAGTACATATTGTATACTTGATAGTGAAAGCTATATTATTAAATAAAGAGAATGAAATTAGTTAAAGAACATATATATGAAAAGTTTACCCCAGATTCAGATCCTATTGAAGATATGGGTATAGGAGAGTCTTATTTATTGAGAAAAAAATTTTATGAATTACAGAGAGAAAGCTATGTAGGTTCAATAAAACTTAGTTATGATGAAGATAAAGATTATTATTATGTAGAAATGTATTACGCGTATAATGATTTGATTGGAGTAACTGCAAAATTTTTTAAACATATAGATCGAAAATATATTAATGGTAATTTTTTTAAAAGTATAGGTTCTTTAAGAGTTATAGCAGGTTATATAGTTAAACCAGAATATGTAAATATATTTAAAAAAGCACTTGAATTTTATAATGAAACTAGTTAGAGAACATATAAACGAGAAGTTTACATCAGATTCAGATCCAATTACAGATATGGGTATTGGAATTGACGCAATATCTTTTAAATTAAAGGGTATTTTACTTTGGGGCTATATTCATAAAACAAGGAGAGAATATCGTGAATGGTTAAATGATGATCAAATAATTGAAGTTTTAAATCACCCATATAGTAAAATGTTTAATTTTGGAGAAGGTGGAATTGCAATATCTGTAAAAGAAGTATTTTTTTTACAAGAAAATCATATGGTTTATGATTCCATTCGTGCAATGCTTTCTGATAATTTAATTTACATCAAGTATGATGGCAAATATTATAATATACAAAAATGAAACTAGTTAGAGAACATATATACGAGAAATTTACTGAGCAATCTGATCCTGTACACGATCTTGGAATAGGAATTGATGAAACAGTTGAACAATTTAAGAAGGAATTAAATGATGAATGGCCTACATTAACAGAGCGACATGAACATTTTCATTATTTTAAATCAGAACCCAAATTCATTAGAATAGATGCGTATCCGCTTTCGCTATTAGGAGTGCAACATTTAAATCAAGCGCTTAAAAAGATTTATCCTAAATACAGAGATGTTTTAAAAATTACTCGTTTTGCTGGTTATAAAAATAATATAAGAAGAGGTAACGTTAATCAAGACGTCATTATTAAGATAAGATGAGAGCAAGACTAATATATGAAAAGTTTACTGCAGATTCAGATCCAATACACGATTTGGGTATCGGAGTATTTAGTGTTCATAAATTTGAAAGTACAAAGGATATAGCCAAGTTTTTAGTAATTATTTTGCCAGCTATTTTAAGGACAAATGAAATTCCAGAAGATATTATACTCCATAAAAGATATCTTATGAATCCTAAATATCACGATAAAATGGATGCGTATTTGAATACATATATTAAACTATACGATAAACATCTTGGACCTAAAGATACAAGATGGGACGTATATAATGAGTTATTTAAAATTTTATTAAAAATGGGATACTTACATAATGGAGAAGAATCTAGATGAAATTAGTTAGAGAACATATAAACGAGAAGTTTGCTGAAGATTCAGATCCAATAAAAGATATGGGTATTGGAATTACTGGGCCTAAAAAATTTTATAATAAAAAGGAACTTGTCGATCATATTATACATGCTCTCCCTCTTATATGTAATTCGGAAACAATTCCAGAAGATATTTTATATAGTATCGAACGAAACGATATACTTCCAGTAAACCTTTTTTATGAAATAATTAATTTTTTAGAAGAACATAATCAAGTAATGATTAGTAAAGATAAAAATTATACGTCAGTTAATTATGAACATGCAAGTGCATTTGATTTTAATTTTTCAAGATGGACAGTTGATCTTAGAGATAGATTACTAGAAATGGGATATGAGCAAAAACATAAAATTATTAAAGAACATATTAACGAGAAGTTTACCGATGATTCAGATCCTATAAGAGATCTAAGAATTGGCGCGTTTAAAAGAAAGATGACTTTTACAGATAAAGATGAATATATTTCTACATTATTATCTTTATTACCTCTTATTCTTGGAACTAAAGAAATTCCTAAAGATATTATAGCTTCTTCTAACAATTATATATTTTCACCTTACTATCATACAATATCAGCTTACGTAGGTAATTATTTTACTTTTGAAGACAGTAAAAACGTAAAAGCATTTCATGACATTGAATGGTGTTTTCTTTTAAGAACAGAATTAAGAAGAATGGGATTTGAACATTTTACGTATAACGAAGATTTAAAATTAAATGTAAATGAAAAGTTTTCTGGAGATTCTGATCCTATAACAGATATGGGAATTGGTACTATAGGTGCAATTAGGAATTTTTGTAAGCCATATATTAATCATATGGGTAAATCAGGCAGACAACATAAATTTAATTTAGATGTTATTGACGATTTATTGCTTATGTGTATTAAGGCGAAAAATCATGAATATGCCAAATATCTTTTAGATCATGGCGCAGATGTACATTATGATGGTCCAAGTTCTACTCCTGGACTTGAAATTCCATTACGTTACGCATTCTTTTATAATGATATTAAAATGATAGATTTGCTTATGAAATATGGCGCAGATATAAAAAAATCTATATATGATAATGAATTAGATATTGGAAGTCATAATACTCAAGGATTTAGAAAAACTACTATAAAACATGTATTAAATATATTACATGGTAAAATTTATAAATGAAACTAGTACAAGAACATATAAATGAAAAGTTTACATCAGAATCTGATCCAATAAAAGATATGGGTATAGGTGTTAATGTTATTAAACTTGTTTGCGCCGCGGTATTATCAAATGATTCTACTGATTATAGAGATTTAACTCCAAAAACAATTAAAATGATATTATCTAATTTTAGTAATTATTATGATTATAAAGAGATAGTATTTGCAGATGACGAAGATAACACCTATGGTACAGAAGATATGAATAACAAATATTTTGAATATCAAGGAAAAATATATCATATTGGAGAAGAAGAAACTTTAAACGAAAAGTTTACTGAAGATTCAGATTCTATAAAAGATATGGGTATAGGCGTGTATTCCAAAAGAGATTTTCCAGATTTACTATCTTTTCATGAATGGCTTTGTCTAGCAACACCCGTTATATGTAATATTAAAAAAGTTGAAGACATATTTAAATATGCAAATAAAAGACGCATAAATCAAACTTGTTATGATAAATTATTAGATTATAGTAATGAATATGTAACAATTAAAGGAGAACGTCTTGATAATATAATATATCTTCAAAATTTTGTAGAATTAATTAAAGCAAAGGTTAAAGAACAAAAGAGTGTTAACGAAAAGTTTACTGAGGATTCAGATCCTATAAATGATTTAGGCATAGGTATATTACATCGTCGCAAATTTGATACAGTTAAAGAAGCAGCAGAATTTTACGTAGAACATATAAACCTATTATCAAAAGGAATGTTTAAATCTAAAGAAGATTTAAAAGAATATCTTTCTGGAATTGGAAAAGGTAATTATTCAGAAACTAGAAGTTTGTTGCGTGCAGTTAAAAACTTTGTAGATGGATATGATGGAGAATTTAAAAACTTAGTTATTAAGGAAATAGATGAGTGGAATAAATTGCAATACGTTATAAGACTCAGAAATGCTATAAGAGAAATATTTGATTTTATAGATGAAGCGTTTACTGCAGATTCAGATCCAATCAGAGATATGGGTATTGGAATCTTTAAACGAAAAATGAATTTTACAAATCAAGAAGAACTTGTTGATGCAATATTAACTTTAGTACCGTCTATTCTTGGAACAGATAAAATACCCGAAGATATTATTAATACTGATCATAATATTTTACTACCACATTATTATCATACAATAAATTTATATCTTTATAAATATTTTACTTATAATAATAAGCTCGTATCTGAATCTAACACAGAATGGTGTCTTGCTTTAAGACAAAAATTAAGAGACATAGGATTTGAACACCCTAAAAGTAGCATTGATAGATTACCAAGAGTGAATGAAAAGTTTACCGTAGATTCAGATCCTATACATGATATGGGAATTGGAGATGAGATAGAGTGGGAAAATTTAAAGGAAGGCGATATACTATACAATGATGATACTTTTATGATAGTTAAAGGAACTCCAAAAAAAGATGGCGATATATTAGAAATAATTACAATTCCATTTCCATTTGGTAATAATAAACAAGGTAGAGATACATTAGTAACTATCTTAAAAGGTAGACAACATTATGTTGATCTTTATTTAAATTCAGAACGTAGGAAGACACTTTCCAATTGGCAAAAAGAATTTAAAATTCTTCAACCACGAGAAATTAAAAAATATTTAAACGAAACATTTACTTCAGATTCTGATCCAATACATGATTTAGGTATAGGTATATTATCAAGACTTAAACTATTTGATGTTCTTAGATGTAAAGAAAGAATAGAGGCACATCTTGAAACTGGGAAGTATAAATTTTATATTGAGCCAGGTGAATATTCTGTTATAATACAAAATATTGATTTTAAATCAAATGAAGTTGAACTTGTAGTAGCAACATATAGTCATTATCCACATCATTTTATGGAAGCAGATATACCGTATATAGGTAAAGAACATGTAAGTTTACCTATAGATAAATTCTCTGATCACTTTGAAATCGTTAAGAGTGATGTTCTACAAGAGAAATTTACAGATGAAACTGATCCTATTGTAGATATGGGAATTGGAATGACTACTCATTTTAAAGAACTGATGAAATTATTTGGAAACGCAGATACAAAAAAATATATTTATAGCATAGTTATTGACGATTCAGAATTTATAGATTTTTGGTTTTATAGAAATAATATTAAATTCTTACCTAAGAATGAAATTAAAGATTTATTTAAGTATGTTACAAATATTATTGATCAACTAGGATTTAGTTACATATTAGATGCCGTTAAATTCATTGAGGGTTATTCAGGAGACGGATCGAAAGAAGAGGCGGATAATGATGAATTACCAAGAATGATAAGATTTAAAGTACATCCACAATTTCAAGAAATATTTAAACTTGGACATTATAGAAGAAGCGCCAGCGCGTATGATTATAATTCTAATATAGATGATCAATTTTATTTTTATAGTAGTAATGATGATAACTATCCATATAGAATAATTAGATGAAGTTAGTAAGAGAACATATTAACGAGAAGTTTACTGAAGATTCAGATCCAATTCATGATTTAGGAATTGGTGGTATGTGTGCTGCCGGTTCTATTTTAAGAACTAAACGTGAAGTTCCTTGTATTAAAGACGAACCTTATTGTTGTATTAGTAAAGATGACAAAAGTACAGGTTCATATATGATAGCGGATTCACTTTGGTTTGTAATAAGTGTTCTTTCGCGTAAAAAAGATTTTATGATCAGATTAAAAGCAATGCAAAATTTGAAACACGCTAAATTGTACGCGAAATATGAAAGAAATGATTCTTATCCAGATTGGGTTCCATTTAATATTAAACTTTCATATAATGAATTAAAAAAATATTTTGAAATAGTTTCAACATGAAATTAGTTAGAGAACATATTAACGAGAAGTTTACTATAGATTCAGATCCTGTACATGATTTAGATATAGGCATGAAAGCAGCGTGGGATTCTATAAAAAGCGGTTCTATTTTGAGAATTACAAAACCAATAAATCGTTCTCACCCAAAAAATTCTTATGTTGTAGTAGAAGGTATAAATAATAGAGGCGCAGATTATATACAATTTAGTTATTATGGATATAAAAATAAAGAAGCTTTATTAAAGCATGGAAATACAAGTTCAAAGTATCATTTTCATTATGGCTGGCACATATCGTTTGATTTTTTCAAAGAATATATGGAACTTGTATATCTACCAGATTTAAATGAAAAGTTTAGTAAAGATTCAGATCCGATACAAGATATGGGCATAAGCGGTATTTACATTGAAGATATAGTAAGAGAAATAAAAGATGTAGACAAACAATATGAAAACAGAATATACATTACATTTGAGGGAAATAAAGTTGCAAAAATTCAAATGGGAGTTAAAGGTTATTATGGAAAAGAAGAATTTGATTATGTAAGAAAAATACTTAAAAAAACAAATTATAATCATATTTTCCGCGGATTTCAAGTAAATCCAACATACGATAATGAATTATTGTTATATACTAAACCTGAATACCGCAATATTATTAAATATACTCATAAACATCCTGAAATTGAAAAATATCATTATTGGTTTTATTCTGAAGAATCATTAAATGAAAAGTTTACTTCAGATTCAGATCCTATAAGTGATTTGGGTATAGGTTTAATGTCTGAAGTACGGAAATTTTTCGCAGAATATAAAGAAGATCTTACTGTTAGCGAAAAAATAAACAAAGATTATACAGAACTTGACGAAATGCTATTACTTTGTGTTGATAAAGAGAAATATACTTATGTTGAATACCTTTTAAGTATTGGAGCGAATCCGAATACAAGTATAGGTATTCATGAAAAAGGATATTGCTCTCTTCCATTAAGATATGCTATTTGGCATAATAATGTAGATATTGTTGAATTGCTTATAAAGTATGGAGGAGATATTGCAAAATGTGGTATAACTGATGAAAGTCATTTAGGCGAGTTTATAAATATGGGTCATTATCTAAGTGAAGAATTAAAAACTATTATTAGAAGTTCATTTAAAAATAAATCAAAAAGGATATCTAAAAATAAGGCAAAAAGTATATTTAAAAAGAAAGCAGATAGGACTGATGAAAGTATTGTTAATGAGAAGTTTACTGGAGATTCAGATCCTATACACGATTTGGGTATAGGTATGAAAGTTTTAATAGAAAAATTTCTAAGTAAATTTGAAGACGGCTTGAAATGGACTGATAGATATAAGCTACAAAAATGTATTGAGCATAAACATTACGATTTTGCAGAATATATTATATTACATAGTAAAAACTTAAAGAGTGATTATATATACATATTATCTGATTTAGCGTATCATAGAAATTGGGAAGGCATGAAATATCTAATAAGTAAAGGCGCAAGTTTAAATGGTGCTATTAGATATGCAAAAAAATGTCATCTTGATCATACTACTCAGGGTTTATTAGATTTTAAAACATATTGGGCAAATATAGATGAAGTTAGTTAGAGAACATATCAACGAGAAGTTTATAGAAGATAGCGATCCTATATCAGATATGGGCATCGGTGGTATGTGCACTACTGGTTCTATTATAAAAACTAAGAATGATGTTGCTTGCACTAATAAAGATGTACCTTATTGTACTATTAGTACACGTGGTGATTCATATATGCAAGCAAACACTTTTTGGGTTGTAACAAAATTTCGTTCAAGCGGAAAAGATTATATAATTAGAGTGAAGGGAATGGAAAATTTAAAACATGCTACATTATACGCAAAACATAAAAGAAATAATTCTTATACAAATTGGACTCCATTTAATATTAAGCTTTCTTTTAATGAATTTAAAGAATATTTTGAAGTAGTTCCAATATGAAATTAATACGAGAACATATCAACGAAAAGTTCACTTCAGATTCAGATCCTATATCAGATATGGGAATCGGAATACGTTCTGTAATTGAAAAAGAGCACGAAAAAATTAATGCTATGTCTCTTTCAGATGCATCATTATATCTTTTTAACAATAAAACTTATATGGCAGCGGTAATAGGTCTTAAACGAATTTTATCTAATATGTTAAATCAAAGTGTTTATGCAGAAGGAAAAGAGTTAAATGAAATAATTAATAATGCACGGCTAAATTACGGATTATCAGATTTTGGAATGGATCTTATATTAAAATTTTTAAAACAAAAAATTAATGCTAGTGTCAAAACAAAAACTAAAAAAACTATAACAGAGAAGTTTACTGCAGATTCTGATCCAGTGAAAGATATGGGAATTGGATTTGATCATGTACGAAATTTCGATAATCTTGTAGAAAGAACAGATTGGATTGCTAGAAATCTAGCTCATATATTAGATATGGAAGAAATTCCTAAAGACATTATTACTGATAAACATCATTATATTAATATGAAATACATAGATGCTATAACAGATTATGCTAGAAAATATCTTAGATATAGAGGAAATGTATATGAAGAAATTTATTGGATGAATTTAAATAACTCTTTAGAAGATCAAGGATACGTAAACGATTCGTATAATATCGATGAGAAGTTTACTGCTGATTCTGATCCAATACACGATTTAGGTATAGGTATGCCTGCAATATGGAAAACTTTAAGAAAGGGCGATGTATTAAGATTCAAAAGAACATTACAAATGAAAAACTCTAGTAAGGTAGATATACCAAAAAACGTTTATCCTAAAGGAACTTATATTCTTATAAGAAAAGTTGAAAATCGTGATAATGACGAAAAGCTTGTTGGGTATACTTATTATAAAACTACTAAAGATAATTTTCTAGAAAGCACACCTTCGCATAGTGCTGATTGGTTTTGGAATTATAAATTTTTTATTACATATTTTGATTTTGTTAAAAAGGGAAATATAAAAGAATCTCTTAACGAAAAATTTACTGAAGATTCAGATCCTATAGTTGACTTAGGAATTGGTATAGACAATAGATATAAAAAATGGTGCGAATATAAAGACGAAAAACCTTATTCTTATGAGTCATTTGTTACAGCTATCGATGAATTAAAATATGACTTTGTTAAACATTTGTTAAAGAAGGGATTAGATGTAGATGCAAAGCCAATGAGCAATAAATGGTCATATGGAGCACCTTTAAGATATGCAATATCAACTGGAAATACTAAAATGATAAGAATATTATTAAATGCTGGCGCTAATCCTAATTATGCTACAATAGCTGGTTGGATGAGGTTTACTAAGATACCTACACGAATTGAGAAGCTTATAAATGATAAAATAAAAGAATGGAACGAACAACATCCTAAAGAATTTAATGAGAATAGTACGCGAACATATTAACGAGAAGTTTACTAACGATTCAGATCCTATACATGATCTTGGAATAGGAATGCCTTATATATGGAAGACATTAAAAAGAGGTGATATATTAAGATTTAAGAAGACACTACGTATGAATGGTAGTCATGAAGATACAACAGGAAACACATATCATAAAGGAACTTATATTGTTGTATTAAGAGTTAAAGCTGAGGAAAAAGGTGAATGGGGTGATAAAGAAATTACGTATGATTATTATAATTCTAAAAACAAAAATTTTTTAGATAATCCACCCGTAGAATCTAGTAATGATTGGACATGGGATTATGAATTTTTTAATGAATTCTTTGAATTAGTCAGACGAGATTTGAAGGAATCCCTTAATGAAAAGTTTACTGAAGATTCAGATCCTGTACATGATCTTGGAATAGGATATATACACCTAATAGAAGATAGAATAAAGAAAGCTGGTTATAAAAATTGGCCAAAAAATAGTTATCTTATCGTATGTGCAATACTTGGAGAAAACGAATATATTAAACTTTTATTAGATGACGGATGGAATGTACATGAAGATAATGAAGCAGCTTTAAAAAATGCGATTCTTATGAATCGATACGAAACAGTAAAAATATTATTAGAAGCAGGCGCAGATGTAAATGTTGAACCTCACCATATAGCGAGAGATGTTTATGAAAAAACAGTATTACAATACGCAAAAGAAGAGGGCGACATTAGAATAGTTAAACTTATTTTGAAGTATATAGCTAAAAGTAAATTAAATAAATAATGATAGCTAAATTTATATACGAAAAGTTTACTGCAGATTCAGATCCAATATCAGATATGGGAATTGGTATATTGTCAAGACTTAAGCCATTTGATATTCTTAAATGTATCAAAAGAATAAAAGCATATATAGAAGATCAACCACTCGTTTATTTTTTCATAGAACCAGGCTATTATTCTGTTATAAATAGTGTTGATTGGAAAAATAGCAATAGTGTTATTTTTAAGTTAGCAACATTTGATAAACCTCCAAGACATTTTGATGCACATATTTTTTCATATGGTGGTGTGGAAATTGTAACTATGTCTCCAAATAAGTTTTTTAAGCATTTTGAAATTGTTAAAGACATTAATATTAACGAGAAGTTTACTGAATATTCAGATCCAATAGCTGACTTAGGAATTGGCGGGATAAAGTCTTTTCTAATTAAAGAACTTCAAAGAGAAGGAGGAACATCTTCAGTTGATTCTTCAAGATGTTATTATGGTAATTCTAGATATACAGATGAAGCTTTTGTAGTCTATAAAGTTTTATCTATTATAGTAGAAATAGATAATTATACGCCTGCTGGTATGCAAGCTGCATTTCAACAAGCTTTAGATGACCCTCATTCATATCGTTCTAAAACTAGAAAAACATTGCGCATAAATAAAGTAATTGAAGCGTTGTCTAAATTCTTTTACATAGATGTTGTTGATCCTAATAAAACTAAAAAACTTAAAGAATCTTTAAATGAAAAGTTTACTGAAGACACAGATCCAATAGCTGATCTTGGAATTGGTGGGTTGAAATCTTTTCTAATTAAAGAACTTGATAGAGAAGGACATATAACTTCAATTGATTCTTCGAAAAATTATTATGGTACTTCTAAATATCATGATGAAGCTTTTGTAGTCTTTAAAATTTTATCTCGTATTGCAAAAAATGATGATTATACACCTGCGGGTCTGCAAAGCGCATTTAATTCCGAATTAAGCTTTCAATATCATTTTGATCCCGAAATTAAGAAGACTTTGCACGTAGATAAAATAATCGAAGCGCTGGCTAAATTCTTTTACGTAAATGTTGTTCGTCCCTGATAAAACTTAAGTCTCTTTTCTTCATAGAATCTTTATGGACAATCTCTCTCAGAAACTCGAAGACTTCGCACATACTTTTCTAGATCCCGATTTCGTCTGGCGCCGCGGACAACGTGAAGCAATCCTTGAAATAGTCGAAGCGTACTCAAAGGGTACGAAAACTGTTATTCTTGACGCTCCAGTCGGGTCGGGAAAATCTTTGATAGGCATGGCCGTCGCGTGGCTACTAAATTCAGATAAAAAGAAAGGATACATACTCGCTTCTGAACTCTCGTTACAAGAACAGTACGAGAAAGACTTCTTCCGCTTTCATTTTAACTGGGGATCGATCAAAGGTATAGATAACTATCTTTGTAGCGACACTGGAGACAAGAATTCGCTTGGAACTTGTCGTATTCGCAATAAGAATCCCCATACGATGCCTTGTTATGGCGAATGTCCTTACTTCTCAGCTCGATATATCGCGTCTAAGTCTCCGACATCTCTTCTTAACTACGCGTACTGGCTTATTATGCAAAATTACGTAAATAAGGGAGACGACGATGATCTTTTTCCTCCTCGGGACTTCACGATCTGCGACGAAGGACACAAGATCCTTGATATCGTCCAGAATCACTACTCTCCGAGATTTGATGCGAAAACTATCGAAAAAATGCAGAAACTTACAGATTTTTTCACAAATTACAAAGTTTATGATCATTCGAGTGATCTACGTGCACTAAAAACTGCTTTAAGTAAGCTATATAAGGACGAGAATCAAGATTCTCTACATGAAACTCTGTTAAACGTAGAGGAATTACTCGAAGCGTATCTCGAGTCTGTAAAAGTGCTTCGAAAAAAGGTGAGCGATGAGTTTCCGCGGAGTGAGCCACCTAAAGAATGGTTGCATGCTCTTCGATTAGCGGATTGGGTGAAGGATTTGCACTGCAAAGTAGAGGATTACAACGACATCATAGATCAGACCAGCACACGCAATTTGGTCAAAAATCCAAGCGGTTCTGAGGAGCTGACTTTCAACTGTCTGCAAGAATCGTACATGATGAGTAAGTACTTTCACCAGTGGACGGGATTCACGCTGCTGATGAGCGCGACGTTCTCAGATCCTACGAGTTATCTGAGAAGTATTGCGCTAACAGGAGCAAAGTACATTAAAATGGATAGTAACTTCGACTTCAAGAATTCGCCTATAATGTTCTACAATCGGAGACGAATGACGTACAATCAAATGGAGCGAAATTTGCCGTGGCTCTATTCGAAGATTGATGAGATACTTGAGACTCATAAGAACGAGAATGGAATCATACATACTGCAAGCTATGACCTCGCGCAGAAGATCTATGAGAACATTCCGAAGCGTCATAGGCGTCGTCTCTTAGTCTATAACGGAACAGAAGAAAAGAGAGCAGAGTTAGATAAGCTGAAGAGACAAAAGAATAGAGTACTTATGGGGCCGAGTCTGTTAGAAGGACTTGACTTGAAAGACGATTGGAGTCGATTCGCTATCTTTGCAAAGGTTCCTTACTTATCTCTAAATGATCGATTTGTTGCAGCGAAGTTGAAAATTAATCCTGAATGGTATCGATGGAAAGCGATCATCAATGTATTACAAGGCACGGGAAGAAGCGTGAGAAGCGAGACCGACTGGGCAATTACGTACATGCTCGATGGCGCGCTGGCAGATTTGATACATAACAATCGCAAGAGTTTCCCTATTGAATTTATTTCAAGACTCCAGATAATTGACGAATAAATAAAATAAAGTCAATCGTTCGTGAAGTTAGTACGAGAATACATATACGAAAAGTTTAGTGAAAATGGAGATCCCATTAGAGATATGGGCATCGGATCAAAATGGGCGCGACTCGAACCACGCAAAAGCCTCATAAAACCCAAAACTCGTATGTTCATGGATACGATAAAAGCGTATGAGTATGATAATCGTAGAGATGGGTGTGAATTGAATTTCATTTTAAGTCCTAAAAAAAGATATGTTATTCATGGAGATGATAGTAATTATGGATGTATCGTAATGACAGTTGAAGAAAAAGAGAACGGAAATCTATATATAGAAGCAATACCATTTGGCGAGAGTGAAAACGCACGTAAATACATTGAAAAATATAAAGGAGATAATTGGAAAGATTCGTTTGATTGGTTTTACAAAGAAGCGCCTATTGAAGTTTGGGATGATAAATTTGATGTCGTAAAAGAAAACGAGAAATGAAGTTAGTACGAGAATACATATACGAAAAATTTACTGAAGTTAGTGATCCGATACGAGATATGGGAATTGGCATGAGATCACTAATTGATCAATGGTATAAAGAAACGTATCATAGAAAAAGAATAATGAATTGGAATAGAGAATCAGACATAAACAGTATGTTGTCTATAGTAGCTGCTACGGGTAGAACTGATTTCATAGATTATTTGTTAACTATTGGCGCAGATATACATCATAACGGAGAAGTTGCATTACGTAATGCAGCAGTTATGAATCATATTGACACGGTAACTCATCTAATAAAAAGGGGCGCAAATGTTGATAAAGCAATAAATAACGCAATATCTGAATCTACTAAAATAATGTTAACAAAAGCAAAAAAACTATGTAGAACAAAATGAGATTAGTTCCAGAACATATATACGAAAAGTTTAGCGAAGAGGGCGATCCTATACGCAATATGGGCATCGGGTCAAAATGGGTGCGACTTAAACCCGGAGAAAATATAATAAGACCGAAAAAATTAATGTATATGAATAATGTAGTAGGTCAGAATCATGTTCGCACTGATGGATGTCAATTAGATCTTGATATAAATGATGATTTTAAATACAGAGTTAATATAGACTATCATAGTATTGTGATGATGGTTAAAAACAAAAAGAATGGAAATCTATACATAGAAGCTATACCTCTTGGTTCAAAAGATCGATGTGAATCATATGTTAAAACTGGTGTAATTAAATATCATTTATGGAAAAAAGAATATGATTGGTTTTATAAAGAAGCTCCAATTTCATTTTGGGAAGATTATTTTGATGTTGTATAAAGAAGCGCGATGAGATTAGTTCCAGAACATATATACGAAAAGTTTAGTGAAAATAGCGATCCTATACGCGATATGGGCATCGGAATATTTAGACAAAGAATATTTGATGATGCTAATACTGCAATTGAATTTATGTTGAATGTTCTGCCCACTATTCTTAAAACTGACGAAATACCTGACGATATAATTGTTTCAAATGATAGAATAGATTATCCAGCTTGGAGTTTCAATGATAAATATGCTCAAACTATAGTAAAATATATTGCAAGGTACGTTAACTCTCACGCTAATAATTTAGAATTCAAAACAAAAGTAGTGTGGGAATTAGTATCAAATTTACACAAAAAGGGATATCCTGGAAACGTAAAACAGAATGATAATATAGATGAGAAGTTTGTTGAAGATAGCGATCCTATAGTTGATATGGGAATTGGATTGTACAAAAGTAAAGTAAATTTAAATTCTGAAAAAGAATTCTTTCAATATATCTTATGGATAATACCTAAGATACTCGAAACTGATGTTATTCCTAAAGATATCTTAAGTAAGACTAATAATGCTAGGCATAGATCATCAATTAGTAGTGGATATTTTAATGAAATTAATCTATACTTGGAAGAGTATGTTTCATATAAAGGCATATCAATGGCGCTAACGAAATGCGAAATGTTTTGTTGGAATAGCATAGTTGGCACTTTTTTAAAAAAACAGGGATATTAAATGAAATTAGTTAAAGAACATATAAACGAAAAGTTTAGCGAAGATAGTGATCCCATTAGTGATATGGGTATTGGTAAACTTTCTTTAAAAGAAATTAGAAAAATTCTTAGAAATGTTAAGCAAAAATTTAAAGAACTTTTGCCTACTGATCAGATAAGAGTTGAAATGTATTCATATTTTGAAGAAGACTTAGACGTTTATGAAGTTACGTTTAAACTTAAATCTGGTTATCATCTTCAAGCAACACTTTTTGGATCGCAAAGGGGTGTTGATAAATGGCATGAAGTGAATGCTGAAAGATTAAAATCTGCGAATATTCATTCAACACTTCCCAAACGTATTGGCTGGGCGGTGTATAGATATTATTCTTCTAATAATAAAGCATACTTTGTTGAATTAGAAAACTATGATGAATTAATAAAAGATATGATTAAATGTACGTTTTCTGGAGACTTTTTCGATGGTATGATAAATAAGGAAACTGCGTTACGAGATAGATTAGCAAAAAAATTATCTAATGTTCAAATATCTATTGATTCAACAAAAATTTTAAAACAAGTTTTTTCAGAATGAAAAGAGTTAAAGAATATCTTGTTGAAAAGTTTACTGAAGATTCTGATCCTATTAGCGATATGGGAATTGGAATAGTATCTAAATTGAATGAAAAATTACCAGAATTAATATTAAAAGCTGACAAACAATATCTTCTTTGGTCTGTAGCAATAAGCAATAATGAAATAACTTTTCATTTTGATCATGCAAGACTTAGTACACACAAGGAATTTAGATCTGAAAAAATACTTTTACATACTGTAAAAAAAATTATTAATGATTTACATTTAAATACAGTTTTTTCAGATATTAAATTAAGCCCTCTTAAAATACAAAATGATGCGTATGGTAATTTTTCACGCGCACCAAAAGTTATTGGAAAAATAAATAAAGAGTTTCAAAGATATTTAAAAACAGAAGAAGATATTTTTTTAAATAGAAGTGCGTTGAATGATTATATTAATGAAAAATTTATTGAGAATTCTGATCCGATACAAGATATGGAAATAGGAAATAGAATTTCATGGGAAACTCTAAAACGTGGAGATGTAATATACAATCTTAATAGAAGTAGCACTGCAATCGTTCAAGATACTTTTAAAAAAGATGATATTTTATCAATAACATATGTACCCTTTGCGGGTGGTACTATCGAAGAACGCATAGAAATAGCAAAAAATTGGGAAAGATATATTGTTTTTATGAATAATACAAAAGAAATGAAAATTTCGGAATGGGAAAAACAATACAAAATTCTTCAACCTTATGAATTTAAAAATAAGTAATTCAATGAAAATTATTAATGAAAAATTTACAGATAATGATACTGATGCATTACAAGATATGGGCATCGGAATAACTACTATAATGACTAAATGGTTTGAAGAAGAATTAAAAATAAAACAACCAAAGCCTGATGATGCATTAGTAATTTGTGCTAGAAACGGAAAACTTGAATTTGTTCAATATTTAGTTCAACATGGAGCAAAGGTAAAAAGAAATGATTCTGAATGTCTTCAACAAGCAGCCGCAAATAATCATATAGAAGTAGTAAAATATTTATTAAGTAAAAAATCTAAAGCAGACGGAAATGATAGTTTTGGAATGAGACAAGCCGCAAGGAATGGTAGTTATGAAATGACTAAACTTTTACTTGATGCAGGAGCAGATCCGAATGCTAAAAAAGGATTTGCGCTAAAAATGGCAAAATTATATGGACTCAAAGAAATAGTTAAATTACTTAAACAGTATGGCGCAGTTGAAGATGTTCCGCCTATAGTAAAAGATAGTATTGCTAATGATGTACCCAATACAGAATTTTAGTGTAAATGTTATAAAATTAATATGATGAATAAATAAAATAAAAAATAAATGGCATTACATAATCGTTATAATAATGAGGATATTTTATCAAGAGCAGTTGTTGCTGGAATATTAAACATTCTAAACAACAAAATTACTTATGAACAAGTGTGGAGTAATGAACAAATAGAAACTGTAATAATTCCTTGGTATTATAATATGTCCGGTGATGAAAGATTTATGCAAGATTTTTATACACATTATGCTGATTGTCTTCCGCCAAGACCGGCTGATGGAAATTTTGATATGATACCAAGAGGAATCATTTCATATACAGGATCAGTTATAGATTCAGCCCGTACAACTTCTCGTTATGTTCAGGGTAATTATCTTAAGGATGTTGGAGGGCAATTGCAAACATATCGATCTTTTCTTTATTATATTCCTTTAAATATAAATTTTGATTGTGAAATATGGTTAGATACACAAATAACTGGATTAAAAGTTGAACAAGCAATTCGCGAATTATTTTATAAAACAGTTACTTTTTATGTTTATTATAAAGGAATGAGATTGGGGTGTACAGCAGGATTTCCTGAAGATATTGCATTAGAAAAAAATATTCAATATTCTTTTGAAACCAGCAATAGCACAGTTGTAAAAATTAAATTTTCTATACAAATTGAAGCTTATCAACCTGTGTTTGATCCTACAACAGAAGTAAACGCCAATGAATACATAAGAGCATTAGGATATAGAATTTTTAATAATAAAGAAAAAAGCGATGGCATTATTACAATAACTTCGCCACTTGATTCATCAGAAAATTCTCCGTTAGTTGTGCCTAAAGGATATTCTTTTTTAATAGAATGGGATTATACAAAAGAAAGCGCAATAATAAATAAAGTTGACGTTTATTGGATGTTACACGGAGAAGATATTAAACATGTCATAGAACGTTTTGTTCTCAATAATGAATATTATGTATGGAATATTCCAGAGACTTTCACTAATTTTAAACATCCTACTGTAATATGGAATGAAGTAAATGGTATTTCAATTAATAGAAAGCCTATTATTAAGATAACTCCAAATACTTCTACAAATGAAATAGATGAAAGTTCATTTATGGTAGTTGATAGTGGATATTTTTTCTCTCCGGAGCCAGACATTTCAGTAGGAGCAATACTAGAAATGAAAAATATACAAGGAAGAATAGTTTATTCTGGAGATGCATCTCTATACTTTAATTTAAAAGATAATAGAATAGATGAAGATGATCCAGTTGTATTGCCGTATGGTCCAATTGTATTTCCGGGAGAAGTAGATTATAAAATAATAGATATACAAATTGCTAATAGTGTTAATAATGATGTATATGATGTTATCCAGAACATAAAAATTGTCTAAAAAAAACAAAAACTAATAAATATATAAAATAAAATAAAAGTTATAAAAATTAAATAATACGTGACTATGATAACCAAAATTAATCAATTAAAATCACAAACAGCAATAGTTGAAGTTAAAGCATTATGCGAGTCTACAATAAATGCTATTAGCTCTGCTATTTATAACGGCGTTTCAACTGATGCACGTTTAGAAATAGAAAGAGTTGCTCTAAGTAATCTTTTTGAAGGATTAGAAAAATATCCTGAAGATAAGATAATTAGCGAATGGTTAAGCAATCAAAAAAGGCTTTATACAGTTAAAAACTTAGGCATCAGAAAAGCTGTAAACTCTTTAATAGAAAAAGAGGCTAAGTATAATGATACACTTGCCGTTATTCTTGAAGATTTTCGCGAAAAACTAGATAATGTTCCCGAAGTTCTTTTGTATGAAGCATTTATATCGGCAATATCTAATTTTTCTCATCTTCCTGCATGCCAAACAGAATTGGGAGCAATAGGTGAAAGAGTTGACAAATATAAAAATGATGTAAACATCAGTAAGATAATTGAAACTATGAAATTGACTCGCAGTAATTATCTTATTCCGTTAATTGAAGATGTTGTTGATGGTTATCTTACTAACAAAAATGAACAAAGCAAACATATTCTTAAAGAAACTTTAGTTAAATTTAGTTATGATCCATTTATTCGTGACATTATAAACATCGTTACATTAGATGCAACAGAACTACAATTAGAATATGCAAACGCAGAATGCGATATTGAAGATAGATTATTTTCTCCTATTATGTATTTAGGAGAAAATGAAGTATTATTTAATGTTAGAGGAACTTATTATGTTAAAAAAGGAAATAATGTTAATAAATTAAAGAAAGATGAAGTGATTGGTCTTAATGAAGACTTTAAAAATCTATGTGATCTTCTTAATCTTCCTAGTATAGAAATTTCTAAAAAAGATATTAAAGTATTTGTAGGAGAAGATAGCGCCGTTTTAACTGATTTAGAAACAGTTGTTAATGGTAAATCTTTTAGTTCACAACAAATTAACGAAGCAACGACTGCAGCTGCTTGGGCAGGAAATGAAAGTTTCTATAAATTTATGCATGTATTAAGAGAAAATTTTAACGAAATAGCAGAATTAGATTTCGTTAAAAGAGTTTATCTAAAAGAGAATGAAAATTATGCAGCTGATGTATTTAAATTGAGAGATAATATATTCATTACAACATTTGATCCTATCAATAATAAATCTACATTTTATCGTAATATTAATCCTATACAGGCTGAAAAGATTATGATGGAACACATGAGATTTGATGTTTCAAAAACTTTTGAAGATATTCTTCCAAATAAAGAAAAGGTTTTACTTGAAATTGATGCAACTAAAAAAGAATATTCAAATTATATTGCAGAAATACAAGAAAAAATTAATACATTTAAAAATAATTATGCTGTAAATGACGTTACATCTTCTGTAATTACTGCTCTTTTAGAAGAACTAGAAGAAGTTAAAACAGATTATAAAAACTATCTTAATGAAGTTGAACAATATACTAATGTTGTTGAAAATTTACAAGTTACAGTTGGCGATACTAATACCGGAAAAACTTATACTGTAGTTGTTCCTACCGGAGCAATGGCTGCTAAAGGTGAACAAGGACAAGGAGAACCTGGAGCAGAAGGTGATCAATTTGGAACTGAAGTAGGTATGGCAAGTATGAAATCGCCAGATGGAGCAGGCGGCGCAGATGGTGCAGCTTCAGCTGTTACATTTGATGATGATCAATCAGAACTTATTAGTGATCAACCCTCAGATGAAAGAGATCAAGTAGATTTAGGCGCTGATGAATTAGAAGCTTACGCTGATAAAGTTGATGCTGAAGGTGAATTAGAAAAACCAGAAGAAGCTCCAGGATCTGCTAGCATGAGTTCTCCTGAAGGCGGAGAAGGCGGTGGATTAGGTGGAGAAATGGGTGGCGGAATGAGCGGAGAAGAAAACGCTCCAGGTGATGAATTAAATTTAGGTGATACTGGAACTGAAGGAACATCAGAATTAGATATGGATAATTCTCCGGAAGGAGAAGCTGGCGAACAACCTGTAGCTGGAGAAACTCCTCCAGAAGAAACTCCAACAGAAGCTCCCGGAGAAGCTCCAGCAGAAGCTCCAGCAGAAGCTCCAGCAGAAAAACCAGAAGAAGCAGTAGGTCCTCCACAAAAGAACTTAGAAAAAACTAATTTTGCAAAAGATAAAAATCCAAACGATTTACAAGAACCTAAGAAAACAAGAGTAGTTCTTAAAAGACCAAAAGCAAAAAAATAAAAATTTATGGAAAACATAAACGAAAATAATATTCAAGAAGAATATAAACCTTTAAATGAAAGTGTTCAGATAGGAGACGCAGTTAAACTTGATGGGCAGAAGGGATTTGTTATTGGACAAATTGATGGAAAAGTAATTATTCAGGTTCAGGGAAATACAAGTCTTGTAACTCCTGACAAAGTTAAAGAATATGGAAAAAAACCAGATCTTCTTACTGTTCCTCATATGAAATTTGATGAAGAAACTCAAAAACTTTTATTTGAACAATTTGTTAAGTGCGGAGTTTTTATGGGTAATGTTCCTATTAAAATGAGTGATTGTTATGTTAAATACAATCAATGGGAAAAAGCAATGCCTGATCAACAAATAAAGGTTCTTATAGAAGGCAATACTGTATTTATGCCAAAATCACAGGTTAGAATATTTGAAGATTTAAATAATTTTGCAAATCCAGATAACTATATTCCGGGCGTTATTGTTGATGAACCAACTGAAATTGCTCTTGAAAATGTTTTAATTAACGCAATAGATTTTTCAAATGCAATTGGAGATGCAGATTCTGTTCAAATTATTCGTAAAGCTCCAGATGGTACGCAAGAAATGCAGACAATGCCAAGAGCAGCGTTAAGAACATTATCAGTATAACATATGTCAGAGTCGCCAAAATCAGTTAAAACGTTTTTAGAACTTTTTAAGAGTTACTGGGGCTATTTTATGACTCTATTAGCTGCTGTTACTTTTATTTGGACATTAGGCGTAAAATCAGAAAAAAAGAATATTGAAAAAGGATCTCTGCAAAAAGATGTAATCCAAATAAAGGAAACACAAAAAGTACAAGGAAAAAATATAGATTCATTATTAAATATTGTTACTGATGTAAAAGAAAGCCAAGTAGAAGTGTTAGATAATCAAAATGCTTTACGTAATTCATATGTTAAATACGTTGTTAATGATAAAAGTTTAACAACAAAACAATTTTTAGAATATATGGAAGGATTAGAGTTTCAATTACAACCACTAAAAAGTGTAGTTGACACTACAGGTAAAAATTACAAAATATCTGTTAAAAAGAAAGATGAGTAATGACAGTTAGCGAATTTGAAAAAATATTAGACAAAGATAAGCCTAAAAAGAAATGTTACAAAAAGCAATATGTTATAATGTTATCTGCTGCAATAGTATTTTTCATCTACTTAGTTTACAATATAATTAATATAGCCGGAATTTAAAAAATAAATGTTAAAAAATATGAACGCGATAAAAACTTATCGCGTTTTTTTTCATATAAAATAAAAATTTAATAAAATTTTAATTTATGGCTACTCATCATGTAAGAAACGCTGATTTGCGAAACGAAATAATAAAATCTAAAGAAAGCAACGAATTAACTAAAGAAGCATTAGATATGTTTATTCTAATGGCAAAGAAATTTTCTACAAAATTAAATTACATTTATCCAGAAGATCGAGAAGATTGTATTTCCTTTGCTATAATGGATTGTTTTCAATATTGGAGAGGATATGATCCAGAAAAATCTCAAAATGCTTTTGCTTATTTTACTCAAATAATTAAAAATGGATTTGCAAAAGGCTGGCGCAAAATTTATGGTAATATGCCAAAGAGCCGAAAAATAAGTGTTTCAAATAATAAAATTTACAACATTTAAATGCTAAACGATACTTATAAACGTTGGCACAAACCAAATAAAAATCCAGATTCTAAAATAAAACAGGGTTACTACAAAGTTCAAAATACTGATAAATATATAGGTGATCCTAATTTAGTTATTTATAGAAGTTCCTGGGAACATGCATTTTGTCGTTGGTGCGATTTCTCTCCCTCAATAATACATTGGAGTTCTGAACCTATAAAAATTCCCTATTATGATAGAGTATCAAAACTTGATGAATGTAAAAGATATGGACTTAATCCCAATGATCCCAAAAATTGGGTAATTAAAAATTATAACACTGATTTCTGGGTAGAAATACAAAAGCAAGATAATACAGTAGATCGAATGTTTATCGAAATAAAGCCTTCGAATAAATTACTAAAGCCAGTTCCGCCATCGCAAGGAGCTTCTTTAAAGGAACAAAGAAGATTTAATATAGATGCAAAAGAATATTTGATAAATGAGGCTAAATGGGCAGCAATGAATGCGTATGCTAAACAAAACAATGTAAAGTTTTATGTGTTCACAGAGAAGACATTAAGCTCACTTATAGGACGTTTTTGGGCTCCAAATAATGAATAATATATAATACATGGAGTCTCCTATTATCATATATAATAAATTAAAAGATATAGATAACATTAAAGATGTTGCGTACACACGCTTATTTGAAAATTATCTTGAACTTGAATTAAAGGGTCCTGATAAATTAATAGAGATTGATTCAACAGATCAAGAATCTGTCTTAAATAAGCTTAAAAGAGGGCGTCCAGTTCATGGAATGTTATATACATTTATTCATTTAAATGATACAAATTTATTAGAATTACAAAATTACAAAACAGGAAAAAATGTTGAATTTCATGATTTTACTCCTATAGTTTTTTGCATGTCTTATAATAATGATAAACATTTATTGAAGGGCCTGAATCTTATCATGTTACCACATAAAGAGCGAGTAAAGTTTTTTCAAGCATATTGGGAAATGTACAGAAAATTTCTGAATAGAGTTGAAGAATTAACTGAATATAATAAATCTGCGATTAATATAGAATATCAAATTGCAGCATTATCAGGAAAGAACTCTGAAATAATAAAGATGTTTAATAACAAACAGAAGGCTATGTTTAATTTTGCTTATAGATCTTATGAAATGAAAAATCTTCGTAAATTTAGAATGCTTGAGTATGAAGAATGGCAATATGTTCCATTCTTTGATGCGCAAACTTCTTTTAAGAAGATTAATTTAGTTAATATGTATCAAACATATTATGAAAATAGAAATAGTTATTTAAAATAGTTCTATATTATTAATACACTTTTTAGCATCTATAAAATCTATAATTTGTGAATTTTCGCAGTCTCGTTTGAATTTGCGAGTAGTTATTTCTACATTTATATGTTCTAAATCTTTATAATCGAATTGAGGAAATGGATGTAAATGAGTGTTATATACAGGACCACAATATGCTCGTCCTTTATTAATGTTAAAGTTAAACCGTCTGCCATCCTTTATATAAACAATAAAACCTATATTTAACTTCTCTAATTCTTTATAGGTTGTATCAGCGGGTATTTTATTATATTCTATTAATAAATTTAACGCTTTTTCTTTATGCATTGTGTGTCCAGACTCTTGTCTATTTTTACATATTCTAACTGATTTTTCTTTAAATCTTTGTAAAGAATTTGTTGTGGCTTCTCTAAATTGTTCAATAGCTTTTTCTGGATTTTTATCAAATAGAAACCATTCATTATATCTTACTGAATTTTTTTGTCTAGGTATTCTCATACTAGCTAAAGAATCAAAAATCTGATGATCTGTCATTTTATCAGAAATTTCAACTGTACAGCTATATTCTCCTATTTCCCAAGTTCCTCTAGATAAAGTAGCTAAATTTTTTTTTAAATTTTCAGTGTTTCCTACTTTATACATACCTATTCTTGCATCTGAAGGCGTGGTATAAAGATAAGCAAATCTCTGTTTTTCTGTTTTGTTATCTGTTTCCATTGAAATATTTTTTAGTTATATTTTATAATTTCCCAAACAAATATTGTTTTAACGTAAAAACAATATTAACAGAAATTTAACAGAAATGGTATAAAAGACCGATATATAATAAAACTATTTAGAACTTTAAATATATAAAATAAATAAAAGTTAATAAAAAATGGCCGGCTTCGGACTAAGAAACCTCGATAAAAGATCAGCATCTTTTTTAGATAATATACAACGTAACATACGTTATCTCAGCATCCTTGGGATGAAATGGGATGAAAAAGTAATAAAACAATCTCGTGCCATAGGTATTAGTGAAATGACTGAAGACTCTATGTATAGTCTTTATGGTCAACATCAACTATATTCAGGCGCAGATATTAATCAAAAAGAATTTATTGCATTCTTTGATAAAGAATATCCTACAAGAAGAGATTTCTTGAGAAGATTTGCAATGAATGGAGAAATTGAACATGTTATAGAAGTTATAGCAGATGAAACTATCATTCAAGATGATGCTAATTTCTTTGCTTATCCCAATACTAAGAAATTAAAATCTGTTCTTAAAGCTGAAAAAGCAAAAGAAATTGTAGATGATCTTAATGAATCATTCAAAAAGGTTTATTATGCCTTTGGCTTTAATAGTGGCCATGATGGATGGCATTATGCTAAAAAATTCTTAATTGATGGTTTCCTTTCTTTTGAAATTATTTATGACGGTGAAGGTTCAGATCCAGCTAAACATATATTAGGATTTAAAGAACTTGATCCAGTTACTCTTGAGCCTGAAATGAGAAAAGACGAAGAAGGAAATGAGTATAGAATGTGGATACAATTTAGGGGAGATTCAGAAAAACAAAGAGAATTAGTTGACGGAAATATAATTTATATCTCTTGGGCAAGAGGAAATTTTATATCTCGTCTATCATATGTTGAAAGACTTGTTAGAGCATTCAACATGCTTAGAACAATGGAGAATTCACGTATTATTTGGAATGTTATGAATTCTCAACAACGTATGAAAATAGTTGTTCCTATTGGAACTCAATCAGAGGTTAAAGCAAGAACTCGTCTTTCAGAACTTCGAGCTATGTATAAAGAAGATGTTACAATTGATTATCAAAGTGGAGAAGTTACAATAAATGGTACGCCAAATTTCTCTTTCGCTAAACAGTATATTTTTCCTGTAAAAGATGGCCAACAAGTTGATGTAAATTCATTTGCTCCAGCAGGTTGGGATTTGTCAGGAACAATGGCTCTCGATTATTTTTGGAAAAGATTTATTATTGAAACAAAAGTTCCTAAAGATAGATTTACAACAACAGGAGAAGAAGGCGGTCAGGGCAGCAATTGGTCTAGTGGTGGTGAAGGTATTGCTAGAGAAGAAATTAGGTTTGCTTATTTTATTAATCGTATTCGTTCTATTCTTCAAGAAATATTGTTAAAGCCTACATGGATACAATTTTGTTTAAAACATCCTGAATTTGCACAAGATAAAGCATTACGAGGCGCTATAGGTCTTGAATTTGTTGAAGAAAACTTATTTACAGAAGCCAAAAAACGTGATATAGCAGAAAAGGGTGCTGCAATAGTTACTACACTTATGGGCATAAATCAACCCGAAGTTGATAATGAAGGTGTAGTAAATAATGACGGAATGTACTTTGATCCTAAATTCTTAGTTGAAAAGTATATGGATTATACTGATGAAGATCTTAAACTTAATGAAAAATATAAGAGAGAAAGAAGAGAACAATTAACTCGTATTGCAGATAGCATCAAGCGTATCAATGCAATTAAAGGCACAGGAGAAGAAGGAGAAGCTGGCGCAGGTGGTGACATGACTGGCTTAGGAGGAATGGAAATGGGCGGTGGCGAAATAGCCGGAGGAGCTCCAACAGAACCTGGCGCAGAAGGCGAAACCGGTGAAGAAGAAGCGGGCGGCACAACTGAATTAGGAGTTTAATTTAAATAAATTAATAAATAATATAACTTAAAAAATTAAAATTATGAACACAACTTTGATTTCTATTATTGGCAGCCTCGTTGTAATTTGCATTGTAGTATGGATAATTGCATACAGAAATAAGAAAAAAAGAAGAGAAGAATCAGAACGCGAAGATGCCGCACGTCTTGAAAATAGACTTAATGAAATAATTAAACAGGAACGTGAAGAGCAAGAATTTGCTGAAAGAGAACGTAAAGAACAAAAGCGTATTGAAGAAGAACATCGTGCAAAGCTTGAGCAAGAACTTAAAGAAAGCGCTGAAGCAGAAAGTAAAAAGGCTACTGAAGTTAAATTAGCTCCAGTAAAAAAAGCAAAGAGTGGGAAAAAGCCAGTAAAGAAAACTGTTAAAAAAAACAATTAAAAATAAATAAATAATTATGAAAGAATTTTTTAAAAAACTTTGGGAAAAAGTAAAAGCATGGGCAACTCTAACTGCTTGGCCTTGGCTTAAGAAGAGTTGGATGCAAATAGTGAATATTGTTGTAGTTGCAATTGCATGGGATAAATTAAGTGATCTGGGAACAGCTCCAGGTGTAGAAACTATAACAGGATTATGGTTATTTCTCCTTCTTGCTTATTATATTTTCTGGAAACTTTTAGGAGCAGAAAAATTATTCAAAAAGAAGGAAGTTTAACATTAGATTAACAAATATATAATATCAAATTATGTAATTTATATTATATTGTTATATAGTTCTTTAAAATATTGAGAAATGCTCTACGGAGCTAGTTATAGAGTAGGTATGCAACACCGCGGTTCGACCCCGCGCACCTCCACAAAAGTTTGTAGCGAAATCTCGGTCTCTTTTCAAAAAGCCGAACTTCAATAGGGGGTGACCTGGCTTTGACTGCATATTGAGGGTGTTAATGAACGTCTCAACACGTCAAATAAACGACGCAAACATTTATGAAATGCAAATGGCTGCTTAAGAAGCACTCATTTACAGGAAACTGGCCGGTCGCCTAAGGTACCGGCTTTTTTTATCTTTCGTTATTAGCAACGGGGATATATAAATAAAATCATACAATTAAATGCAAGCCAAATTAGTGCATGAAGATTTAAATGAAAAATTTACTGATGAATCTGATCCTATAAAAGATTTAGGAATAGGAGAAGGCACTCTTCATAATTTAAAACGGGGTGATATAATAAAAGTAAAATATAATTGTAGTATTGATAAAAATAAAAGATTGGTATTTTCATTTAAGTTGGCTACATATTTTAAACCTACAATGGATTGGATATATAAAGGCTTATATTTAATAGTAGATAAAGTAGAATATAAAGATGATAAAGTTTTTATTATAGGTTTTAACGGTAGTAATAATTTAGTTGTAGCTAAAGATCGAAAACGTGTACTTTTTATTGAATATCCTGATTTTCAACCGCCTATTCCTAAAGGAGATTTTTGGGTTTTTGAAAAAAATATTGACAAAATGTTAGAATTTGTTAAAGATAATAAAATAAAAGAATCTTTAAATGAAAAATTCCAAGATATCTCGGATCCCATTAAAGATATGGGAATTGGATATCCCCAATGTCTTGTAGGAACAAAAATATACATACCATTTGGTTATGAATTAAGTGTATATAATAAACTATATAAAAGATCTAACTCTGAAAATGAAAATGGAAAGATTTGGACAATTAACTCTGCTATTAGAGAAGGCGAATTTATTAAAGTTACGTTAAATAATTTTACTGTATTTTTAACCGAAAAACAACTTAAGTTATTTTCAAAAAAATATCAAAATTTAATAAAGGAAGATTTAAATGAAAAATTTACAGAAGAATCTGATCCAATCCACGATTTAGGCATAGGGTATTTTGAAATTGTTAAAAAACCTCGTAATGTATTTTATTTCATTGAAAGAGGCCCAAATTATGTTGAAGGTGGAAAGCCAACTACATACGTGTATTCTATGGATAAAGGAAACGTTTACAGAACACACCCTAATTTATATGCTCACCAAGAATTAAGATCAAATTCTAACGCCTTTAATAAAGGAAATACTGATAAAATGGCTATTCCAAATGATTTTAATAAAGCATATGCATTCATAATGGATCATTATATTAAGAAGAGAAAAAGAGCTAGATTAAGAGAATCTTTAAATGAAAAATTTACAGAAACATCTGATGCAATTGTAGATATGGGTATAGGATTTAATCCTCAAAAAACCAAAACTAAATCATTTAAGATACTATTATTCATTAATTCAAGAGGAGAAGATGGCGCATCTTTATTAGAAATACAGCATTTTATTTATGTAGAATTAAACGGAGGTTCTGAACAACAATTTTGGGAAACTAAAGAAGACAGGTATTGGCCCGGTAAGAAACGAATAACTCGAGGATATTGGTGTACAAATTTATTAGGATCACATAGATGGCCGGGATTACTTCATAAATATTGCAAAAAGAATGAAAAGGGTAAATGGGTTATTAAAAGGTGGCCTAAGTTTGAAGAAAATCTTTATGATTTCGACAAAAAATAAATAAATATATAGAATATATAAAATAAAGTATAATTATGAAAGCAGGACAATTTAACATCAATGATTACTTAGAAAAACTCTACGAAGCATCAGGAGATGGACAACTTCCAGATCCAGAAGGTATGATAATTCCTGAAGAAAATCAAAAAGCATATCAATGGTTGAAGAAAGAATATCAAAAAGCGCAAACTGAGGTTAAAGTTGAAATTAATATGGGTGGTGCTAAATTTGAACCTGGATATGATCTTCAAACAGATCTTGATTCAGTTAAAGATTTCAAACCAGGCATGTTTGGAGAAGTAAAAACAGCTGATAACGAAGGCGAACCCAAAAAACCTGCAAATCTTGATACTAAAAAAGAAGTTCCAAACTTTGCGAAAGGCGAAGGAGAAAAAAAGGAAGAAAAAACTGGTGAAAAACCAAATTTTTCGAAAACCAAAGCAGCTTCAGGTGATATAAAAGATAAAGAACACGAAGCCGGAGAATCTAAAGAAAAAGAAGAAAAGGAAGAACACGAAGCCGGAGAATCTGAAGAAAAGGAAGAAAAAGAAGAAAGCAAAAAAGGCGATACTGAAGTTAAAAAAATAGATCTTAAAACCAAAAAGAAATGACAATAAAAAATAATTCTTTGGGCGATATATTAAATACAGCTAAAAATAAACAAACTACTCCCGAAGAAGAAAAAAATGAACCAGAAAAAGGAGATCCAACTTTAGATTTCCTTAATTCTATTATAGTTCTTGCAGTATTTTTAATAAAATCTTTTGTATTTGGATATGCTTTAAAAATACTTCTTCATAACGATTGGAAATTTTTTGGCATAATATGCATGGGCCTTGCCATTAATTTTTTATTCCAATATTTTTACGGCATAATTCATAAAAATTAAAACAAATTTCATACTATATAATAAAAACATATTAAAAACTAAAAATATGGGAAAATTAATATGCCTCTCGGGCTTAGACGCAAGTGGTAAAAGCACTCAAATAGATCTAATAAAAAAATATTTTGAAGAAAATAATATAAAATATACATATCTACATTTTCCTATATACGAAGATAATGAAGCTGGCAAAATAATTTCATCTTATCTTCGTGGAGAATACGGAGATATTAACGAAGTAGATCCTATTTTTGTTGCAAATATATATGCAATGAATAGATATTTATATCTTCCAGAATTAAATAAACAACTTTTAGATAATGATGTAGTTTTATTAGATCGTTATGTATTTTGTAATATGGCTTATCAGGGCGCAAAATATGATACAGACGCGCAATCTCAAATAATGAGAGACTGGATAAATGAATTTGAATTTGGATTTCTAGAACTTCCATATCCAGATTTAAATATATTTATTGATACACCATTAGATTTAATAGAAAGTAGACTTTCAGATAAAAGAGAAGGAAAAGATAGAAGATATTTAAATGGAAGATCTGATATTCACGAAATGAACATAGAATTTCAAAAGAAAGTAAGAGAAAATTATTTGTGGTTAAATACTTATGAAAATTATTTAATTGTTTCTCCTGAAAAATTAACGCCAGAAGAAATATTTAAAAAATATGAAAAAGATTTATTTAGAGCATTGTTAATAAAATAATTTATGATAAATAGCGGCGGTTTTCAATATAATAAAAAAACAAAATTAGTTAGAAAAGTATATACTGACAATATTAATACATATCCTAGTCATAAAATATTGTATACACTAACAAAATCTCATTCACCTTCAACCATTGTATTTTTAGAAGATAGAGAAGATCCGTGGCTTATTCTTGTTAAAACATATAGAACAAAAACGGGAGTAATTACTAATTCGAGCATAATTATTAAACCAGATATTGAAACACACTTATCTTATGCACAATCAAACGGGTTTCAATTAAAAAAATAACAGCAATTTAATTTTATTAAAAATAATTAACACCAAACCGTATTATATTGGATATATACAAAAACTTTTTTAAAAATTATATATATAAAATTAAATAAAATAAAAACTTAAACTAAAATAAAAAAATTATGGCAGATCAAATTCCAAACGTAGCAAAAGTAGATGCAACACAGAAAGTTGAAACAAACGCTTATGTGCCAACTTATAAAATTAAACCAGACTTTAAGAAAGCTCTTCTTCAATCAATTGGAGATAGACCATTTAATGAAATAGCAGGTCTTATTCAAGCAATTGATGTTGAAGTGATGGATCATCAAACTCTTACACAAATTGTAAATGCTATTGGGCAATTTCCATTCGTAAGAGTAGAGCAACTTATGAAAAATATTTCAAATCTTGTTGAACAGGTAATTGAATAATCATTTCATTTTTCTTAAACTAATTAATTTTATGAGAAAAAAAAGACACAGTATTCAAAATATAGCATTAGATTTTATAGAAAATAAAAACAATAAAACGTTTAGCGTTTTAATGAAACGTTTAAAACCAGGACTTTTATCATTTGCATATAAATACGTTAAAGATAAAGATTTGGCAAATGAAGTTGCTTCTCAAACATTTATTATCCTTTGGGAAAAAATAGATCAATATAACAATAAATTTAATTTTTCAACATGGGTATATGCAATAGCAAAAAATGAAGCATTAGGAATAATTAGAAATGGAAACAAAAATTTATCATTTGATAAATTTTCAAATAATCATTCTAAGCTGCTTCAAATATATAATCCGGTATTTAATATGAATATTGAAACTATCGCGCCTATAGGAGAAGAATTAACGCAACAATTATATGACGCATCTATTTTAGCAATAAATGAATTAGAAGAGCCTTATAAAACTGTTATGGTTGAAAGAGAAGTTAATCAAAAACATTTAACTGATATTGCAGATTATTTAGGATGGAATTTATCTACAGTTAAAACACGACTTCGTAAAGCAAGAAAAGATATTGCTGAAATATTATATAAAAAATATCCAAGCGAAGTAGATTCTTATTTTGGAAATGAAGAATAAAGATGAAAGCAAATGAATGGTTTAAACCTCGAAATTGGGGATGGATTAAAGTTTATCGAGATTTTGAAAATTTTAATGATTGGAAAAAAATTATTAAAAGAGAAGAAAAAAATGTAGATTCTAAGTTCAATAAATGGAATTTACAACATACAAAATTATACGATATTTTCGTTACAATCTCTTTAGATGAAGAAGATGCGCAATTGCCAGAAATCATTAAGCGTACAAAAGTATTAGAATCTTTAAATCCTATTAATCGCTATTTAGATGAGGAACTTGGTTTTGCTGAATGCCTTAGTTGTGAGTTCAATCAATTTGAAGATGATAAAGGTATACCCACATTATCTTATTTAATTGTTTATAGATTCATTTTTAATAAGTTTTCTATAATATGGTTATTAAAATTTATTACAATAACGGGAGCATTAACCTATCTTGCTATAAGGCTTGATGATATAATCAAATGGATTTTCAATTCGATATAAATAATATAAAATGGATAAAGGGTTCTCGTGGTTTGCCGGAATGTGTGTATAAGATAAAAATTCCAAGTGTATCTACGATTTTAAGTGAAATGATTCCCGATCCTGAATATGATGAATTTGTTGCAGCAGTAGGAAAAGAAAGAGCAGATAAAATAATGACTTCTGCTGGTAATAGGGGTTCATCTATGCATACTTTTATAGAAACGTTTATAGCTAAATACTCATCTAGTAAAGATGTTTCAGAAGCATTGAAATACACTCAAGAAGAAAGTCCTAAATTATTAGAAATAGAAAATATACCAAAAGATAAAATTGAAGAAGGCAGAAGTCTTTTTTATAAATTTTATTATTCAGATTATTCTAATAGATATTTAGATACTCTAGCTATAGAATTAGGAGTATATTCTCCCTCTTTATTTTATCGAGGTAAATTAGATATTTTATATAAAGATAAACTATTTGGACTTTCATTAACTGATTTTAAATCTTCTAATGGTAAAATTAAAAATGGAAGTACTAAAGAATTAAAATATCGATATCAATTAGGAGGATATGCAAACTGTATTGATGAAATGTATAAAGAGCAAAATGTTATTATTAATAGAGCTTCAATATTATGCGTAGATAAAAATAATGATATTTTGCAAGAAATAGAGTGTGTTGGAAAAGAATTACAAGAATACAAAGAAAAGTTTAAAGTGTTAGTAATTGAGTATCATAAAAAAAATAATACAGAATATTTATTAAGTAATTGATTTTTTAAAACTATTTTTTGTAAATGCCATAAAATATAAAATAATACATAAAAATATGAAAAAAGAAGATGAAAAATCTGCTAGTGTTCTTACTGTAGTAAAAGATAATACAGAAAATACCAAAGAAGTAAATAAGCCTACGCCCGAAGAAGCTGCGCAGTTTAAAGAAGAATTTGAAAAATCAGCCGAAGCATTTAAAACAACTAAATGGGAAATTAGCGAAAAAGGAAAATTTGGAGCTAACGATGTAGGAATGTTTATAATGGATTTTATGAAAAAATTTGCATTTTGGACAAAAACTGGCTGGATGGGAATGCTAAAGATGACCGAAGAATTAAATAAAGCTATGAATTTAGTTGATGAAAATACGGGTCTTCAATTAGAATATCAAGCACTTGAATTTTTAGCATATATGTTGTCAAATCCTGGAAATACAGGATTAGATGCAGCTATTGAATTTGAACAAATAGCAGATAAATATTCTAAAATTGGAATAGTTATTGGAACAAAACTTGAAGAGGCGCGAAAACAATTAAAAGATCTTCAATATCTTCAAGAAAAATGGGCTGCTGCTGAACAGGGATATTATCTTGCAGAACTTGAGCCTAAAAAAGAAGAAAAATTAGAAGGAAACGCAGTGGAAATTGATATATCTAAAAAAGAAGAAAAACCCGAATAACCTTTTATATATTTCATTTTAAGAGGCCCAAAACTTGGGCCTCTTTTGATAATATAAATATAAATATCTAGAGATATATAAAAACAAAAGACACTAATTATGGCACTTACACCTCAACAATTCTTTGAACGTTATGCTAAATGGCTATTACTTGTATTTATAGCTTTATTTTTATTTAAATCTGTACAAAGTTGTAATAGAAACATGAAATTAACAATAGATTCAAAAAAATATACACATGAAATCGATTCTTTAAAGACTTTAAACCAAAATTCTTTAGATAGTATCAAAAAACTTAATTTTGAATTAGAAATTGCATCAGAAAAAGCTAAATCTGCAAATGATAGAGCGGTTGCCGTTCAAAGTGCAGTTGAAAAGATGCGAACAAATACAACTATTACTGTTAAAGGTGCAGAACAAATTAAAGACACAACAAAAAGATAATGAATTATAATAAAGAAAATATTTGTTCTTTTTGTGATGGAACCAAGGGTTGGACATTTATTCATGATAATGATCCTTCTAGAGGTCCTGTTTTTCATCCGTGTTATTGTGAAGATGGAACGCGTGTAGGACAATTAATTAGTGATCTCGCAATTCAAAAATTACAGAATGAACAAATATATGATGATTATAATCAACTTCGACAATGGGTGGAAAAAACTTCAACATGCAAAACGTGTAAAGGAGATCAGTATAGTATTCCAGGCGGAACTCTTTGCTCTGAATGCAGATTGCCCGGATTACAACCATGGGGAGGATAAATAAATAAAATAAATAAAGAATGAAATTAGGAAATCTTAAAATTACGAATAAAGGTCTTTATTGGGGATTGATAATCACCTTTTTCTTGATATACATTTGCGTAGGCTTTGTATCAACATTGCATGCTATTACTTTTTTTCAAATGGCAAATACTATGGGACTGGCAGTTCTATTAGCTCTTGCATTTGAAGTTGGTCAAAGCTCAGTATTGTTTTCAATATTAATGACAAAAAACAAAGAAAAATTTCTGCCATGGTTTTTAATGGTTCTATTAACAGGATTGCAAATAACCGGTAACGTTTTTTCTTCATTTAAACATATAATGACATCAGGAAGTTTAGATTGGCAATATTTTCAAAAATCTATTCTTTTTGGAGTTCAGGCTTCAAATCCTGAAATGTATCAAGTTATAATATCTTGGTTGCAAGGCGCTCTTTTACCCGTTGTTGCTCTTGGACTTACAGCATTGGTTGCACAAAATATTAATATATTAATTCCGCATGAAGAGGAGGAAAAAAAGCTTAAAGAAATTATACCCGAAATAGATGAAACGCCTGAAGATTCTCCCGAAACGCCGATGGTTGAAAAAGTAGTTTTTAAATCTCCAGGAATACCTAGAGTTGAAAAAGGAGGTGAAACAATAAATTTTACACCGGTTGAATCAACTATTGCCTCTGCACTTGGAATAGATGCTGAAGAAGAAATGAAAAATTACAGAGTTGCTGATTTAGCTGATAAAGAACTAATGAATAATGAACAAGATGATGAATTTGTCGATTCTTATTTGGTTTCACTTCAAGAAGAATCTCCGCAAGAAATAAATGTATTACCAGAAGAACCTAAAATAGAAGAAAAAAAAACTGATGTAAGAGGAAAAAGGCCTCCACTTAGTATGCGTGAAATTATACAGCAAGTTGCAGATAGGGGCGGAGCAGGCGATTTAACAAAATTATTAGCTGGAAATATACAGCCAGAGAAAGAAGAACAAGAATTAAATGAAGTAGTTGAATTAAAAAAAGAAAAGGAATCTTTGCTAAAAGAGGACGTAAAGGTTCCGCAAGAAAACACAAAGTCTCTAAAGAAATTAACAATAAATGACGAAAAACAAAAAAATACTTCTCAACTTCAAAAAATTTACGCACAGATAGCAAAAGAACATTTAGATGATGATATAGAAGGCGTAGAAATAATAGATGGCGAAGCTATTCCTAAATCAAACGTAAAAAAAAAGTAAAAATGAAATTAGAAAAATCTGGTATCCATATTAACCCCGGAGAACATCAAAATTTTGATAGAATTTAAGAAGGAGCGTAAGCTCCTTTTTTATTGAAATATATAAAATAAAATAATAGTTGAAATTAGTCAGAGAACATATTAATGAAGAACAAATAGACGAAATGTTAATATTTTTAATAAGTTCGCCTAGTTTAAATGAATCATTAAATGAATCTATAAATTTAGATAAAATAAAAAATATTGTAAATAAAATAAAAGATAAAAGCAAAGCTTTTTATACTATAATACAAAAATTCAATGATACAAAAGATGAAAAAATAAAAAACTATTTTGCAATTGTTTTAACAATTTTAGTTTTAAGTTTACCTTCAATAAATATACAGAATCCAAATATACAAGAAATATCTAATGAAATTTCAAAAAGAAAAACAATTACGCCTTTAGATGTAAATAAAATAATAAATCTACCCATATTTAGTTTAGAGCTTTCAAAACAAAAATTAATAAAAATAGACAATCCTATAAATATTGAAAAAGCACATATTTCAGAAGATACTAAGCAATTAATAAAAGAACACGAAAAATTAAAATTAAAAGCATATTCAATTGGCGATGGAATGATTACAATAGGTTGGGGGCATGCTGAACCATTAAATTCTTCTACATATAAAATAGGACATACTATATCTAAAAAAGAAGCTGATATATTATTTCAAAAGGATTTAAATAAAATAGAAAACGGAGTTAAGCGTATATTTTATCAATGGGAACAAGAAGGAAAGAATATTAAAATGACTCAAGGAATGTTTGATTCTATGGTGTCTTTAGGATATAATATAGGAATAAGTGGATTAAGAAAAACTGAATTCATACAACATGTTAAAAATAATGATATTCTTGCTGCTGCCGAAAAAATAAAAACAACGAAAATAAATTCTAAATTTCCAGGATTAAAAGACAGAAGACAAAAAGAACATGAATTATTCATAAAAGATTTAAATTTTAATGAATAAATAAATAAAATAATTATGTAAATATGGCAGATTTATTTAATAATACATCCAATGATTATATTAACCCTACTTTAAATCCTTGCCCTGGCGCCGGTGATGGTGGTGCATCTGGTACATTTGAATTTTTACCCGGTCAAGAAGTAGGAGTAATATCTGGAAGTGATATTGTAACATCAATGGGATTAGGAGATATATCTGTACCTGTAGATGGTTGGACTAACCAATCAAAAATATTACAATCAGGAGAAGTAATATTCATTCCTGGATTAACAAAAGGCATTTCATATAGATATCAAAGTTTTCCGTTTGATGGTTCTGTATTATATACTAATACAAATCACTCATTCTATTTAGCAGTAGATATGTCAATTAATTATTATAGAAATTTTAGATACTATGAAGATGCAATACATGCAGAAGCTAATTTAACAAATGGAATAACTATTGAAAATGCTCTACAAATTGCGTTAGATGCTAAATTAATAAATGTCACTACTACATATGATGCAAGTGGTTTAACATTTATAGGAACTGCCTTAGGATATTCTTATGATATAACTGCATTAGACGTTAGTCTTTTTCAATATAATTCATTAACAAGAGAAACTTTGGCAGAAGATGCATCAGTTGCAATTCCGGCATTTAAATATCCTAATGGAGCGATGTTGGGATATGTGTTAAAAGCAACGTATCCTTCAACCGTTGAAGATTATGAATCGTATATCGAAATAAATCACGTACCTGATAGTTTAGTTTATTATGAAGTAAGCACTGGAGGATGTTATTCAAGATATGAAAAATTAGTTGACGTTGGATTAAATAGTGGTTTGCTTTGTGTAGGTAATACAACTGTAATGAGTGCGGCGGATTATCTTACATATGTTGAAGAAAATAGTTTATGGGAAAAAGTAGGAGTTATTAGAATTTGGTTAACTGCGACTGATCCCGATAATTCATTAATTGAAAATTTAATTACTGGATTTTATATTTATAATCCACATACATTTCCTGTACAAATATCATATATGATAATATTATAAAATGAAATTAGTAAAGGAACACTTAAATCAATATTATTTAAAATTCACAAATACAGGTGATCCTGTACATGATATGGGTATAGGAATTGAATCTCAAATTAAAGATTGGTTAGCTCAATATAATATTCATCAATATGCTTTAACTAAGAAATTTTCAATAAATGTATATACTTCTATAGATTTTTCGAATAAATCTATAAAGCAATTTCCTGATTATATAAAATTTAATCATATAATAGGAGGATTTCATTGTGAACACAGTGATCTAATTTCATTAAAAGGCGGTCCTTATAGTGTTACTGGATCTTTTCTCGTTCGATATAATAATTTAAAAAATTTAATAAATGGGCCAGTTTCGGTTAAAGGTATATATAGTATAAGTTATAATGGAACAGAATCATTAGAAGGTTTAGCTAAATTTATAGAAGGCGCGGTATATCTTAGTCATAATAATTTAAAATCATTAGAAGGCGTGCCAAAAATAATTAAAGGCGAATTTGCAATACACGATAATCCAATAAAAACATTAAAATATTTTCCTGAAGAAGTAGAGGGAGATGTAACTTTTTCGCCTTCCGATATTATAACAAAAGAGAAAATATTAAATATATGCAAAGTTGGCGGAGAAATAAAAGAATATAATTAAAAAAATAGAAATATATGAATAGTTATTATCCATTACTAGAAGATTTTTTGACAAAAATTAACGAAGATGCTACTAAAGAACAAGTGGCAAAAGCAGTTGCAATTCCAAGACTTGAAGATCAGAAGGAAGTTACTTCACCTAATACAGGAAAGGTTATTAATATAAAAAAAGTTATGGCAGATATGGATGCTGCTAAGTATAAAATAGTTACACAATCTCCACTTTATCGTCCATATGTTCATGAATTTGATCCAATAATTTATACTTGGTATGTTCCAACTATGGCTACTGATGGAGTTAGATTATTTGTTAATCCAGAATTTGCAGATAGTCTTAGCTGGATGGGAAAGGTATTTGTTTTAATCCATGAAATTATGCACTGTATTCTAATGCACATGGAAAGGGGTCAAGGATTTGATAATAGATTATTTAATATAGCAGGTGATTTGGAAATCAACACAATAATAGTTGATACAACTGATGATTTTGATGAAAAATTTGTTAAAGAAGAAATTCAGGGATTATACGATAAAAAATATTTAAATATTCCAGTTGAACAAATTTATCATGATATTGAAAAAAATATGCCCAAATTGCCGCCTCCACCACCAGGAGCTGGCCAGGGACAAGGCCAGGGTCAAGGACAAGGCCAGGGCCAAGGGCAAGGACAAGGCCAAGGGCAAGGACAAGGGCAAGGACAAGGCCAGGGTAAAGGAAAAGGAAAGGGAAAGGGACAAGGTCAGGGACAAAATGAAATTGGAGTAGGAACCAAAGTTAAAATTAACGCAACGGGACAGAAGGGTGTAGTTAAACAGATTAATCCCGATGGAACTTATGAAGTAGATATCATTAATGAGAGCTTTTATCCAAAATTAATTAACGAAGGATATCAAAAATCTGAATTAACTCCTCTTAGTGATGCTGGAAAAGGCGAAAGCGGCAGCGGCGGCGGAGATGGCAGCGAAGCAGAAAAAGATGCAAAATCAGGAGAAGGCGGCGGAAATCAAGTAATAGATAAGCAAAAAGAAAAAGAAATGAAAGGAAAAAATAAAGCAGCAGATACATCTGGGCCATCTGCTGCTGAAGAAATGGATGCTACTGGTAGAGCTCTTAAAAAGAAAACTGAATATGCAGATCAAGGAAGAGCTGGAGGAATTATAGACAAAAGAACGGGAGAAGAAATAGCTAGAGCTTCTGGTTATGATCCAGAAGAAATAAATGCTGGTGAAGATGGTAGATCTAAATGGGAAGCTAATGCAAGAGAGATTGTTAAAACATTAGAAAAACAAAAACAAGCTGGAAGTGGTAGAGGAGATGCTTTAATTAATAGATTAGGAAAAATACTTAAAGGAACTTCTAATTGGAGATCATTATTAAAGGCGTATGTAGGTACAGCACTATCTGCTGAAAAAGAATATAGAATAGGCGCCAAAAAGCATTTATATAAAAGTGATGAATATCTAAAAAGAGGTCTTAAAGTAAAAAAGGACGCTATGAAAAAGGTTGTTATATGTGTGGATGTATCAGGCTCTATGTTTGGAGGAAATACCTTTGAAAAAGTAATTGGAGAAGTAAATGATATAATATTTGCAAAAAAAATAAAAGAAATTACTATCATATTCTTTGATGATGGAGTAGATCCAGGTTCTGTACAAAAAGTTAAACAAGGAATAAAAGTTTGGAAACCTAAAGCAATTAAGGGTGGAGGCGGAACAAATTTTCAAAAACCATTAGATTGGATACATGATAATTATAAAGATGCCATTAATCTTTGTATTTTTTTAACTGACGGATATGCATCTAATCCTTCTAGGCCTAAATATGCAAATAAATTTATTTGGGTAATATACGATAATTTTAATTGGGAAGCTCCATTTGGAAAAGTTATAAAAACGTCAATAGGCGATATGTAAAAAGAATATATAAAATAAAAATAATAAATTAAATATTATGAAAAAATTAGTTCCAGAATCAATTGAAGAGTCTTTACAGATACTTAAAAGAGAAAATTTAAATGAAAGTACAATTGGCCAATGGTTTAATACAGCAAAAGACCTCGTTAAAGGCATGTTCAAGAAAGTAGGAAATTTCTTTGTAGCATTTTTTAAAGATAAAGAAATACCTGCTATGGTACCAGTAAATATTGGAATAATGTATAAAGATGGCAATTTACCAAAATGTGTTAATTATGTTCCAAGTGCTGAAGATATCCAACTTGAGCCAGCTTTAGCTAAATATAAAAGCGGCGCTGCTATATTAAATAGAGTTAAAAAAGATTATCAAGAAGCTGCGGCTAGAAATAAGTCAAGAAAAAAAATATCAGAATCACTTATTACAATAAAAAAACTTGATGAAGAAACTGTACCATTGAAATATTCTGAAGAAGATAAAGTTAAAAATGTTAACTCTGATTTTCTTATTAAAAGATTACAATTACAGGTAAAAAATCCAAAACTTATGCCGCCTTGTATTTGGGGTGCGCCCGGTATCGGAAAAACGGCTATAACTAAAGGTGTTATTAATGCACTAGGACCTGGCCATAGAATAATTGATGTTCAAACTTCTAAAATGATGCCAGATGATTGGGCTCTTCCTTCAATTTATAAAACAGTTACCCCTGAAGGAAAAGAACATATTGAAGCTAGAGATCTTCCAAAAAATTGGCTTCCAACCTGGGAACCAACTAAGCCTTCTGATCCAGAAGAAGATGCAAGAAGAGATGACGTTGCAAATGATGGTAACGGGGGCATAATTTTTCTTGATGAAATATCAAGAGCTTCTACAGAAGTTCAAAATACTTGTTTAAAACTTGTTGATGAAAGAATTATCGGTGATAGAAAATTAGGAAGTAAATGGGCTGTAGTAGCTGCATCTAACAGAACTACTGATGATCCAGAAGGCGGCCAAACTGCAATGGGTTCAGCGCTTGCAAACCGTTTTCAACATTGGAATTTTGTTCCTACAGTAGATGAATGGATTGCATGGGCTAAAGGAGTAAATATTGATGATAGAATAACCACATTTGTTGATTTTAATAGAGACCATTTTTATCTATTCGATAATCAATCAAAACTTAATACAACGCCGCGTACATGGGAAGCTCTTTCAAAAATGTTAGCAGAATGTCAAAATTATGGAGATATTATATTTTCAAAATCAGATATTGAAACTATTGTTGGCGGACAAATTCATCCAAAAACTACAGAACAGTTAATGGCGTTTTTGGTTCTTATTGAAACATTTAAACCAGAAGAGATAAAAATGATATTTACTAATCCTGCAAAGGCTCCAAAACCAAAGGCAAAAGGATCTGGATTTGATATTCCTCAAGCGAATGCATTAATCGGAGCAGCTTGTTCACAATCAAAAGACATGAAATTATCAGCAGAACAACTTGAAAATTATGTTCAATATTGGGTAAATTTAGGCGATGCTTCATTGGCCGCTAAAGCATTATGGCTTATTGTAGAAACGCATCCTTATATACATGAACAAACCGGCGACATAAAAGATGGCAAACATGATAAATACTTGAAAGCAATGAATATATTTAGAACAGCATTCGGAAAAATTAAATTTGGAAAAAGAGAGGATGTAATGGGAGCATAATGAATATTATAAGAGAAAATATAGTTAAAGAAGGCTACGGAGCTGGATTTTCATTTAGTAGTGGAAGTGGATTTCGTGGAGGAATGGGAAGTACATCTCGCGGAGGATTTGGTGGCGCCAGTAATTTAGGCGGGCCTAATTTAATGTATACTTATGAAATAAAACCCCTTAATCATACATTAGAGCAAGTACCTTCTATATACAATAATGACGAATCTCAAATACAAATAGGATCGGTTGTTATAGGAGAACCTGTATTATCAAATGCAACACCCGAAAAAAAGAAAATTAAAGGTGTTGTTCATAAAATTGCGATAACTGATGGTGGCGCTATAAAATATTATATTGTTCAAGATGAAGCAACACAAAATAGTGTAAAATTAGATCCTTTATCTGTACGCTTAATTATTCATGAGCCTGTTGAATATTATTTTGATTCAACAGACGCCAATCTTAGTAAAAGAAAGGAAAAAATTAGAATTGCAGCTAAAGAAAGAAAAATAGTTAGAGAATCTATATGTTAAAAAAAATATTAATTATATTAATTTTTCTTTTATCAGCGTTAAATAGCGCTGATGCTGCTCCTAAGCCTACTATAAAAACTTATTATATTGCTACTAATGGAAGCGATATTACAGGAGTAGGCACAACTAGAAAACCGTGGAAAACATTATCATATGCATGTACACAAGTAACTGCCCAGGGAAGTATTATTAAGTTTAAAGGAGGAAATTATATTGAAACTATCCCTTCTATAGTAGCTCCAAGAGTAAATATTGACGCCGGAGGCGCTACTATTACATCTAATGTTCTAAATTCACCCACAATCATCCTGATGTCTTCAGAAGGAACAAATGGAAGCCAATATATAGCCAATTTAATAATGAATGGAGATGCTCTTAAAGCACACAGTGCTATTCTTGTGTCAGGAAGAAGTAATGTTAGCATTCACCATAGTGTATTTAGAGATTTTAGAGTATCGGGCGTAATATTCAATGGAGGCACAGATACAACAGATACAAAGTCAAGAATTATGTTTGGACGCGATACTATTCCGCTAGCTCCAACAAAATATGCAACAGGTAATCAATTTCTTAGAAACGAAATTGATAATTGCGCAATTTTCTATCCATCTAATAGGGCAAAGGGCGCATTAATGATAGGTGGTCAAGATGGAATGCAAATATTAGATAATACAATTATTCAAGATTCAAGAGAAGTAGGAACAAATGGCTATCCTATAAAATATTATCGAGGAGGACATAATAATAATATTATAGTTGCCAGAAACATATTAATAAGATCTCCTCAAATATTATTGAGAGATGAATTTTTCTTGGGATGCGCCATAGAACTTTGGCATTCAAATAATATTACAATATCTGAAAATAGATTGGTTGGAGGAATATCCTTAACATATCTTAATGGTGCACAAATACATCACAATACAATTTCTTTTGATGCATTAGATGAATATCCTAAAACAGGAATTCATATTTCTGGAGATGCAAACAATATTACTATAAATAATAATTATTTTAAAAATCTTGCTCTACAAATTGATATTATTGCTTTTTCTAAAACTACTTTAGATAATATCAAAATTCATACTAATATAATGTATAATATTGGTGTATCTACTAATGAGTGGTGGGGAGAAGGAATTAGAATAGGTGGCTTAACAGCAGATACAGTTACGAATATTAATATTATAAGTAATACTATAATAGCAAATCCCGAAGATAGAAATACAAGAATAGGACTTTATTTACCTACAACCGGTTATGCAACAGATATTAATATTCAAAATAACATTATAACAGGATTTAGATATGCATCTATATTTGCCGCTGGGCCTCAAGCCATTATTAATAAAATTTCTATAGAAAATAATTTACTATGGGATAATATTCAAACTGGCAAAAGCTATGCAATAAATGATAATCCATATTTTACAAACATTAAAGATCCTTTAAATTTAAGTTATAAAAACAATATTATTTTTAGTCCTTTGTTTGTATCGGAAATAGATTTTCATTTGCAGGATTCTTCTCCAGCAGTATCAGCAGGAATTTACGTTCCATGGATAACACTTGATTATGATGATATAAGCGTAGGCAATCCGCCAAATATTGGAGCTTATTCAAGTATTAGTCTTAAATCACGACTTTTAGAAGATGAATATCATTTAATAGTATATCCAGTTCCTACAACTAATTATTTAACAGTATCTGTAAATGATCCCAGTTTTGAGCCTAATCGTATTACAATATATGATATCAATGGTAAAACTGTATATTCGCAACGCATATACGAAAATTATATACACATATATCCTTTAAATCTTTTTCCAGGTGTTTATATTGTAAAAGTAGAGGGTTCACTTAATAAGATACTTGCGGAAAAAATAATAGTAGGAGTTAAATAACAGTATCATTTTTTACTTTTATTTCTTTTCCATTTTTAAGCCACGGAACTTCAAATTTATGTATTTTTACATCTAATTTTCTAACGTATACATTATTATCAGGAACATTGAATAGCATAATTGCGTTTTCACCTTCTTTCCAATTTTCCCAACGTTCTACTGCTACATCAATTAATGATTTCGGAAAATGATCTTTTGCGCTCCAATTTTCCAACTTTTTACGAATATCTCTTCTAATCCATGCACCGTGTCCCATCCTGATCACTTCATCTGGAAAGAGGTATGTTCCTATATTCATTGGATTAAATATACGTCGAGTGGGATCTGTGGGTCCTGGAGCTGGTCCATTAAAGGTATATGTAAAGTAAGTTGAACATATGCCAGGAACAAATGGTCTAAATGGATATACTAAATAATGTTCAAAATCTCTGTAATAATTAACATAACTCCAATAAGTAATTGGCCAACCTTTTTCATTGATTTGTTTTTTTGCTTCTCTAAATTGATCTTTATCGTAAAATTCATCTGCATCAATATTTAATATATGAGAGTAGCCCTTTTCTCTCATTGAATTTATTCCTAAGTTTCTTTTAACAGTTTCTTGTTCTCTATGTGGTTTTGAAAAATCTGGAACAAACTCTATTAATTCATCAACTAAACCCTTAGATTTTAGATTATTTAATTCTTCCATATCTTTAGGATCCATTGAATTTCCACAATATGATTTTTTCTGATAAACTGCCGCAACATAATCTACCTGATCTTTAATTTCAGTTATTAACGCATCAAGTAATTCTGAAGCATCGAAGCTGTTTATCGTGAGAGCTAATTTTTTTATTTTTCCCATTAGTTATTATTAATTTAATATGATTTATTTTTTTTATTGCTTAAAAATTTTAAAGTTTGTTTATCTTTTTTTCTTCTTTCTTTCTCTTCGTTTTTTATTGTTTTTCGAAATCTTATTAAAGCGATAATTACTAAAACAAGAAACATAGTCATCCCTAATATAAAAAAATATAAGAGATGATTCTCTAACCAATTATGTTGCACATGGTTAGTAAAAAATTCTTTTATTATATTCCATATTTTTTCAAACATTTTTATCTATAAAGTTTAGTATAACAATCATAACAAAGTTGTCCAACTCCTTCAATATAATAATTTCTTAAATCAAGATGCAAATCTTTTGAATATCGTGTTTCTTTTCCACAAGAAACACATTTATCTTTTTCGATTATCTTTTTATTTTCTTTTTTCACCTTGTATAATAAGTATATTTTTTATTTATTATATTAACATAATTATACGAGGTTTTAAGAAATTGTTAAAAGATTATAATTATTTGCCAAAAGTTATTGTTCCATTATCAGTTCCAAAAAAGCGAAATTGAAATGTTCCCTGAGGTAATCCGGTTATAGGCGCAAGTTGTTCATCAGGTTTTCCAGCATTTAATTTAGTAAAGGCTTCAGCAGCAGTAGCAAGTTGAGTTGTAGCTGCTGATAATTTAACTAAATTAGCATCTAAAGAATTATATCCTCCAGCAGGACCGCCAGAAGAAGGCATATTTTTGAAAGCGCCCGAATTGACTAATTTTTCAAGATTTTTAACATCTAATGCTCCCATATTACTAACTAATAATCCTAAATTAGTAGCAAGATCCCCTAAACTCTTAGATAATTTATCTACTCCGGATAAATTAGTTGAAAAACTGTTAAGTTTTGAAATTACATCGTCAAAACTCTTTAAATTTTGATCAATTGTTTTTCTTTTAGCTTTATCTGTTTCGCCGCCGCTTGCTAAATCTACAGAAAACGCTTTATTAATTTCTGTCATAAACATAGATATGCCATTAGTCAGGCCTTTTACTATTTTATCAATTGGTTTATGAGTTATTTTTCCATTTTCGTCAGTTACTGGAAATCCTGCTGAAGTAATGTCTGCGTATTGCCCTAATACTTCTGCAAATTTTAAAATAGGCTCTATTAATCCAGGCTTATCTTGTTTCCACGGCAACTTAAATTTTCCAAATAATCTTGGCGCTTGTTGTCCTAAAAGAAGTTGCGCTATATTTACAGTAGTATCATTAGATAAAGTTTCTAATGTAGATTGTTGATTTTTAAATTCAGTAAAAAATAATGACAGCGCTTTAACTATATGTTCTGCAACAGTTTTTGGAGAAATAGAAGTTCCCTTCTTTATCTTTCCTTTTTCATCAACATCATAAACAGGAATTTTATCTTTTTCTGCAAATAAAGAAAGCAAATTAGCAAATTTAGTTAATGCGTCTATTATTCCTGGTTTTTCTGCTATACGTATTCCTAAAAATTTACGTGCACTAGTTCCTAACAATATTTGAGAAATTTCTCCTATTTTTTTATCAGAAGGTATAACTGCAGTGTTTTTAAACAATGTTGTTAATGTAGTAAAGAATGAAGAAAGCGCAGTAACTATTTTAGTTGCAGCTCCTATCGGAGAAGCATAGCCTGCTACTTTTGTATTTCCGTTTGCATCTACACCTTCAAAAATAGGTATACTTTGAATCTTTGAAAATTTTGTAAGTAAATCTGCAAATTTAGATAATGCATCAATTATTCCTGGCTTATCATTTAATTTCCCTTTTCTAACTAAACGCTGTGAAATCTTACTTCCTAATAATGATTGCGCAATTCTTTCTACGTTTTCAGTATCAGGCGTATATATTTTAGTAGTTAATTCTCGGAAGAAACCAGAAATTGAATTAGCTATAGTAGTCGCTATAGTAGCAGGATCTGTATAACTTATTATCTTTGGCTTTCCTTTATCATCAACTTCATAAACTGGCATTTGATTAATTTTTCCATACATTGAAATCATTTTTGCAAATTGAGATAATGCATCGACTAATCCTGGATCATCTGGCACGCCTTTTCTAATTAAACGTCTAGATATTTCAGTTCCCAATAATGCATGAGTAATATTTATTATCTCATAATTAGATGGAATCTTTATACCTTTTAATCCTTGAAAGAATTTAGAAATTGCTGATGTGATATTAAGCGCTATTTTTTCGGGCTCAACATATTGTTTTATTTTTGTTTTTCCTTCAGCATTAATATCATAAACAGGAATTACAGTAGCTTTAGAAAATGTAGAGAGTAAATCTGCAAATTGAGATAATGCATCGACTAATCCTGGATCATCTGGCACACCTTTTCTAATTAAACGTCTAGATATTTTAGTGCCTAATAATGCGTGTGTAATATTTGTTATTTCAGAATTAGAAGGTAACGCTATGCTTGTTAATCCTGTAAAGAACTTAGAAACAGAATTGCTTATATTTTTTGCAATATCTACGGTGCTAATGTAACTTTTTACTACAGGCTTTCCATCTTCTATATTATAAACCGGAAGGTGATCAGCTTTATTAAATATAGAAAGTAGATCTGCAAATTTAGTTAATGCATCAATTAAACCAGGATATTCTACTGTTTTTGTTGTACGCATTCCTAAAAATCTTGGACCTTTAACTCCTAATAATGCTTGAGTAATTACCCATATATCATCCATCGAAGTTAACTTACTTCTTATACCAGATAAACCAGTAAAGAACGATGAAATTGTTGTAGCTATATTAGTTGCTACTGTTCCAGGATCTACATATCCAGATACTTTAATATTTCCTTTATCATCAACTGCATAAACAGGAATTTGATTTACTTTTGAAAAGATAGTAAGCATCTCTGCAAATTTAGTTAATGCGTCTATTATTCCGGGAGTTCCAGTTGAATATACTCTTATTCCCAATAATTTGGGGCCAGCATTACCCATTAATAATTGAGATATAACTGCCATTTTTGCTGCTGAAGGCATAACTGTGTTCTTTTCTCCAAATGTTTCTATTAATGATGAAAAGAATGAAGAAACTGTACCAGCTATTGTGCCAGCTATGTATGCAGGAGTAACATATTCAGTTATTTTAGCTTCACCATCTACAATTTCGTAAATTGGAAGTTGATTTATTTTTGAATATACAGTAATTAATTCAGTAAATTTAGTTAATGCATCTATTATTCCTGGAGTTCCAGACGAATGTAACTTTATTCCTAATAGTTTGGGGCCAGCATTACCCATCAATAATTGAGAAACTGCTGCCATTTTTACTGCTGAAGGAATTATTTCAGGATTTTTGAATGTTTCAATAAGAGTAGTAAAAAATGATCCTATTGATTTAGCTATATTTGTTCCTGCTGATACAACATCTATTTCTGGGCCAAATATGGGATTTCCTTTTGCATCATGTCCAGTAATAGTTTTTACTACACCTGCTTTTGTAAAAGCTTTTAAAGATGTAGCAAACAATATAAGAGCTAAAGAAACTCCTCCTAGTAATCCTATTGATGCTATTAATATGTCTACATTTTTAATAACTTTTCCAACTTTTCCAAAAAATCCTTCTGGCCTATCTCCCTTTTCTCCTAATACTCCTATGCTTATTCCACTTATAATACCTTGTAATACACCGCTTAGCAATAATGATATGTTTTCAGTCATAGTATTTACACCATCTTTTCCACCCATCTTATTAATGATAGCGCCTATTCCCATTGATACTAGTGCAAATGCGCCAAGAGAGAATGACATTGCAATAAGAACCAATGCGCCTTTTGCTATAGGTATTGCAGCTAAGCCTAAAGCAGCTAATGTTAATCCTAATAATGCTATTCCTTTGGCTGTTGTTAAAAGCATTTTACCAACGTCAATTTTAAAAACTTTATCCAATAATGCATACGTACTACCTAATGCTAATAATCCTCCAGTTAACCATAGTATTCCTTTAGCCATTGGTTTAGCTACTAATGCCCCTAAGAATAAAGGTATACTAATGATTCCCAATCCAGCAAACAATAGGCCCATTAGCCCAATTGCGCCCATCGAAATTAGCAAAGCTTGTCTGGTTTTTTCTGGACTTCCAGTCATTATGTTCATTAGCGTATATGATCCTATCATCGCTAGTAAGCCTATTGCTACAATTCCTATTCCTACGCCCATCATTGCTATAGCAGCACTACCTAGAGCTATTGGTACAGCTAACATACCTATCATAGCAAATCCTCCTGCTAATATTGCAAGAGAACCTACGATAGTTCCCATAACTTGTCTAGGTTCAACTTTAAATATAGCTGATGCTACATATATTGTAGTGACTAATATAGCTATTGATCCAGCAAATGCTAACATTACTTTAGCAATGCCACTTAATACTTTGCCAATTCCTATAAAAGCTACTCCTACCGCTGCTATTACTGTTGCACCTGCTAAAAGCACGGGAGCTGCAACGCCTGCTGCCCCAACTACTCCAAGTAAAGCAGTCAATCCTACAGTTGTAGCTGTTAATAATCCAGTTGAAGATACTATTCCAAATCTTAATACGCCTTTGGCTAATTTGGGCAATGCTTCTCCAAGAGCAACTAATAATCCAGCAGTAATCATTACTTCTGGAGATAATTTAGATAGTTTAGCCAGTCTATCCATAAAGTCTATTATGGAATTTTTAAATGCAGTTGGAATTACTCCAAAGAATATTAATCCCTTAGATAATTTAGGTAATGCATCTGCAATAATTCCCATAGATTCTGCAACAATTTTTGCAGTTAGTGTAGCAATTTTTCCCTCATGTTTAGATAAATCATACAACTTTTTAATAAATGACAATAAAGATGTTTTAAATGCTCCCGGAATTAATCCAAATTTTATGAGTCCACTACTTAATTTAGGCAACGCTGTAGCAATAATTCCCATAGATTCAGCAGCTATTTTTGATGCATCAGAAGATTTTTTGCCTTTATATTCAGATAAAGATATTAATTCTCTAATAAATGATATTAAAGATGTTTTAAATACTTTAGGAATTAATCCAAATTTTAAAACTCCTCCTGCTAAATTTGGTAATACATTTACAATAATGCCCATTGATTCGGCTGCTATTTTTGCAGCCTCATTAGATTTTTTGCCTTTATAAGTAGATAAAGATAGTAATTCTTTAATAAATGATATTAGCAATGTTTTAAACATTTTGGGAATTAACCCAAATTTTATGAGTCCAGCTCCTAAATTTGGTAATGCTCCAGCTATAATACCCATTCCTTCGGCAGCAGTTCTTGCTGCTTTTCCTGCATCTTTTCCTTTGTGTTCAGATAATGATAATAAATCTTTTACAAAAGTTATTAGTGATGTTTTAAATCCTTTTGGAATTAATCCAAATTTTAAAAGTCCTCCAGAAAGAGGCCCTAATACTGAAGATAGATTTTTAATTGCTTCAGACGTATCAGTTAAACTTGTTGTAGTTTTTTTATCTACTGAAATAGATTCTACATTAGCATTTAGAGCTTTTAAAGATTTTCCAATTAAAGATAATTTCTTTAAATCTTTTGTTACGTCAAAATCTTTAAGTTCAGTGCTAAATTTATTTAAAGTTTTTATAATAGTAGATAAATTGATAGATAGTTGTTTAGTAGCATCAGTTATATCGACGTCTTTAATAGTAGATAACTCTGTCAAACTCTTTGCAAAATTAGTAATAGATTTTACAGTTTCTTCGGGAATAGAATCTACACCAGAAATTTGATTTACTAATTTAGATACAGAATCTCCAATTATCGCTAAAGTTTTTTCTAATTCTTTGGCTGCATCAGCAGATTTTAATTTTCCGGAAGATAAGTTAAATAATTCTTTAATAAATTCAGAAATTTGTTTTGGCTTTTCAGCAGCTATATTAAATTCAGATATCTTTGTAAAGAATTTTGATAAAGAATCACCAACTTCATTTATAGATTCTACTGTGGTTTTGGTAGTTTCTATAAATTTTGTATCTTTAAATATGGGTAATGAAAATAAATCTTGAATGAAACTATTTAAAGATTTTTTGGTTTTATCTGAAATTGAGTCAAATGAAGATAATTTTGTAAAAAATTCTGATAAAGAAGAGCCCATTACAGTTATAGATTGTATCATTTCTGTTGGAACTGATTTAATTCCAGAAATAACATCTATTAATTTTGTAATAGAAGTTCCTATAATTATTAAACTTTTATCTATTTCATTTGCAATTTCAGTTGATTTATTTTTTGTAAATGAAGATAGAGAAAACAATTCTTTAATAAATTCAGATATCTTTTTTGATTTATCAGCAATTATTTCTACACTATTTATTTTTGTAAAAAAGCCTGATAGAGAATCTCCAACAACATTCATAGATTCTAATGTAGTTTTAGCAGTTTCTATAAGTTTCGTATCTTTAAATATAGATAATGAGAAAAACTCGTTAATGAAATCAGAAATTTGTTTTTTAGATTTGTCAGAAACACTAAACGTAGATATCTTTCCAAAAAACTCTGATAAATAATTACCAATTATTGCTACAGATTCTCCAGTTGCTTTAACTACTTCTGCGAATTTTACATCTTTGAATATAGATAATGAAAAGAAATCTTGTATAAAATTCTTTAACGATTCTTTAGATTTATCAGAGATAAGTTCAAACTTTTTAATAGTTTGCAGTAATGATGGAAATGAATCTCCTATTACTTTTAATGTTTCTGATAAATTTTTTGCATTATCAATAGTTTTAGTATCTTGGAATACAGATAAAATATTTTGTATAAATTGTTTGATTGACTTTCCTGATTTAGAAATAGCTTCAAATTTAGCAGTTTGGCCAGAAAATGATATTAATGAGTTTCCAATTATAGATAAAGATTTTTCTAATTGTTTAGCACTATCAACTGACTTAAGATTATTAAATAAAGATGAAAATAAACTTTCAATAAAATTTATAGTAGATGTTGCAGAAGTATAAATATTTTCTGGAACAACACCAATCTTTAATAATTTTCCTGTAAATGTAGATAACATATTTACTATAATAGATAAATTTTTATCTAAATCTTTTACACTACCAAGAGATTTAACATCTTTGAATATAGATAACGAAAATAAATCTTGTACAAAGGCTGCCGTAGATTTAGCAGATTTATATATTGCATCAGGTATTACTTTAAATTTTCCTAATTTTTCTGTAAATGCCGATAACATATTTACTATAATAGATAAATTTTTATCTAAATCTTTTACATCATCAAAAGATTTAATATTATCAAATAAAGATAATGAAAATAAATCTTGTATAAAATCTACTGTAGTTTTAGCAGATCTATAAACTGGTTCGGGTATTATTTTAAATTTTCCTAATTTTTCTGTAAATGCAGATAATGTATATCCTATAATAGATAAAGATTTTTCTAATTGTTTTATGTTATCAAGAGATTTAATATTATTGAATATAGATAATGAAAATAAATCTTGTATAAAATCTACTGTAGTTTTAGCAGATCTATAAACATTTTCTGGAATTGCGCCAATTTTTGGTAATTTTTCTGTAAATGACAATAAAGAATTAACTATGATATATAATGATTTATCTAATTCTTTTAAAAGATTCGGAGATTTAAATTTATCAAACAAAGATAAAGAAAATATATCTTGCATAAAATTAAGAGCAGTTTTTGCAGAAGAGTATATATTTTCAGGAACTGAACCTATTTTGGCTAATTTTCCAGTAAATGTTAATAACGAATCTATTATAATCAATAGAGATTTTTCAAATTCTTTTAAAGTATTAATAGATTTAATATTATTAAATAGAGATAATGAAAATAAATCTTGTATAAAATCTACTGTAGTTTTAGCAGATGCATATGTGTATTCTGGTATTGCATTTAATTTCATCAATTTTCCTGTAAATGTCAATAGCAAATCACCCACAATTGATAATGATTTATCTAATTGTTTTATTATATCTGCTGATTTAAATTTATCGAATAATGATAATGAGAATATATCTTCTATAAAATTCAGTGTGGTTTTTGCAGAAGCGTAAATATTGTCAGATATGTTACCTATTTTTGGTAATTTTCCTGTAAAAGATATTAACGAATCTACTATAGTTGATAATGATTTATCTAATTGCTTTATTGTATTAATAGATGTAGTTTTGTCAAACATAGATAGAGAAAATAAATCTTGAATAAAATCTACTGTAGTTTTTGCAGATTTGTAAACATTTTCGGGTATAATATTTAATTTTATTAATTTATTAGTAAATACTGAAATTGAATCTATAATAACAGACAATGATTTATCTAATTGTTTTATTATATCTACTGATTTAAATTTATCAAATAAAGATAATGAAAAAATGTCTTGTATAAAATTTAATATAGTTTTTGCTGAAGCATAAATACCTTCTGGAATTGAACCAATTTTAGATATTTTTCCGGTAAATGATGTCAATATATTTAATATAGCAAACAACGATTTATCTGTCTGCTTTATATTATCAATTGATTTATTAGTATTAAACATAGACATAGAAAATAAATCTTCTATGAAATTTGCAGTAGTTTTTACAGCTTTATATGTTATAGCAGGCAATATATCAAATTTTGCTATTCTTTCAGTAAATTGTAATAAAGTATCTGTAATTATATTTAATTCTTTAGATAAATTTTTTGGAGTTACGCCTAGCTTTTCATTTTTAAATAGAGATAGAGAGAATAAATCTTGAATAAACCCAACAACAGTTTTTGCAGAATTAAAGACTGCTTCTGGTACTAAATCAATTTGAGTTAGATTTTTAGCAAATAATAATAATGAATCACTAATAATGAATAATGATTTATTTAGTTGTTTGGCATCATTTAATTTAATATTTTTAAATATTGACAATGTAAATAAAGATTCAATAAAATCTATTGTAGTTTTCGCAGATTTATAAATATCTGGAGAAATTGAACTAAATGATGATAATTTTTCAGTCAATTGAAATAATACATTTCCAAGTTCATCAAAAGCGCTTGATATTTTTTTTGCAACTTCGATAATATTTTTATCTTTAAATAATGATAAAGAAAAAAGTTCTTTTATGAAATCTGTTGTAGTTTTTTTAATATTTTTTGTTGTTAATTCAAATTCAACTAACTTTTTAGCAAATGTAGGTAATGAATCGCCTACAATAAGTAAAGAACTCTCTAATTGTTTAGCTGCAGTAATAGAACTTGCTTTATCAAAAATTGATAGAGAAAATAAATTTTGAATAAAATCTATAAAAGAAACTTTGGCCTTATTGGGAATAGAATCTATTATCGTTATTCCATTAGTTAATTTAGATAATGAATTACCTATAATTTCTATCGCTTCTGCTGTAGTTTTTGCTGCTAGAGTAGAACTCATATTTTTAAATACAGACAAAGATAATAAATCATTAATAAAATTTAGAGTAGTTATTTTTGATTTATCTGGCACCAAAGAAAATTTAATTATTCCACCAGATAAATTGATTAAAGAACTTCCAATAATAGCTAATGCATTAGATATAATTTCTGCAGTTTGTGTAGTTTTAAGATTTTTAAACACAGATAAAGAAAATAAGTCTTTAATAAAACCTATTAGCGATGTTTTTGATTTATCTGAAACTTTTCCAAATTTTATTATACCTAAAGATAATTCAGATAATGAATTAACAATAATAGCTATAGCTTCTGCTGCAGTTTTAGCCGCATCAGTAGATTTTATATCTTTAAACACAGATTGTGATAACAAATCATGAATAAAATTTACAATTGATTGTTTTAATGTTTTTGGAACTGCAGCAAATGCAGAAATACTTTTTGTTAATTCTGGCAAAGATGCTGATAAAATTTTAAGAGATTCTGCGGTATCTTTTATTTGACCAGTTGTTTTTTTATCAGTCGCAAATTTATCGAGATCTAATCCTAAGCCTTTGGTTTTACGCTTTGCATCAGCTGTTTCTACATCAACTGCTCCAGCAGATTTAATACTTTGCTGTACATTTTCTAATTTTGTATCTATTTTCCCAAGTACGCCTAAAATATCTTTTAATAACTCCGGAGAAGTCTTCATCAATATAATGTAAATTTATTTTATATATCTCTACAAAATAAAAAAAGACTCTTTCGAGTCTTTAGTATTTAGGCATTTGAAATTTTGGCATTTCAAATTTTGGTTGTTTAAAGTCTCCCATATTTGGAGGCTTAAATGATTTATCAGTAGCTTTTTGTTGTTTCTCGTATTCTTTATTTTCTTTTTGCACGTGCTCTTCATATTCTTTTATAAGATATTGAATTCTATAGAATTCTAATCTTTCAAGTTCTGACGGAGGAATATGTAGTTTAAACGCAAAAATAAATTCAATCTTATTCCAATTGTCCAAATGGATCTGAAATAAGGAAAAGAGATTTAATCCCGCCTTGAAAGTTTAGAGGAGCTGTTTGCTCCACACCCCCGTCATCAACAAATCTAACAATAGGATTTATTGTATCACTGAAGAGTTTTTTAACATGAACTAACAAGGATATCATTTTTATATCCCATTTATGAGAATCTTCTACAAAATGATCGTAACTATCATCAGTTAATCCTCTCCAATTACTAATTACAAAAGGCGCAAATGATAAATAATCCTCGTCAATATATTCTTGAGCTCTTTGCTTTCTAATAATATGATTTTTAATCCATTGAGTTACGCCAACGCTTGGAATATCTAATTTAAGAACTCTTCCACTTTTAAATTTTAATACGAAGCAACGCTCAACTTCATCATAATATTTCATTAATTGAGGATCTAAAGAAATATAGCTTACCATATCTTTAGAAACATCTACTTTCTTTGTTTCAGAAATTTTAACCTGTAATTTATTTTCTCCTTCTGCAAATGTTAATTCATGAACTGCTAAAAGAAGATAAAATCTATCTACTTCTTTTATGTCTTTCCATGATAAGTAACTTTCAGCTCCTGCCTTTATTGTAACACATCTTTCAATGATATAATTAAGCATATCATCTAATGCTGAAAGATCATCTTCTTGCAATGTAGACCAGTGTCTAATTTCTCCACCAGTAGCCGCACGAATTGCAATTTCAGCATTAGCTGGATAAAATAATCCTCTTGTTGGAAGATCGTCTAATGAAAGTTTAATCCAACCAATCATATTTGCTAAAGGTCTCGGAGTTTTTTCCCATGGTTTAGGCCCAGGAACATCAATTATATCAGGCCCTATTTGAGAAGTTTTAGGAACAGTAAGTTCTTCTTTTTCAACGTAATCTTTAAGAATTTCTTCATTCTCGGTTTTTGCTGCCATATTTTTTAAATTTTAATATTATTTATATTCTATATATCATAATATACACAAAAACCGAAAAAGTTTCATAAAAAAAGGAGAAATTTCTCCTTTTTTATCTTTGCGTTAAAAGTTTAAATGTTTCAATAAATTTTTGTATGATAGGCTGATATGGATTTTCAGATTTAAATCCTATAGGATTTCTTTTTAAATATGGATGCATATTTAAAGTAGTCTTAAATATTTGAGCAGCTATTACGGGAGCCTGAGGAATAAACTCTATTAATTGTGAAACATAGTCATCAAATTCTTCAGGAGATAATTTAATTGTAGAAGGAGGAACCATATTAGAAAAATCGTTATGCGTTTCTTCGCTTTCTTGATCTTCTTGCGGAGATGAATACGCAATATCATAATTTTCTAATCCGGTATCGCTAGACTCCCAATATTCATTTAAATTTTCCGAAACAAGCTTTTTCATATTTAATAACTTACTTTATATATAAATAAGGGGATAAAGATTTATCCCCTTATTTGATTAAAGATAATAATTAAACAATTGTTTCGTCCCAGTAATCAACAGCTATAGTGAATCCTGTTATCTTATAGTTATCAGTAGACTGATAATCCATAGGAACTTCAGGCATAGGAGTCATTGGGAATACATCGTAACATTTCCACTGCCAGAATGGTCTTGCTCCTCTGTCATACATTGTTATCAACATCCATGGTGCAACATAATCAGCCTTTAGTCCAGTTCTGCCTGTTAAAGGATCATATGCTAAGTCACACCACTTACGAAGTGTTTTAACTATATATACACTCGGAGTATGATCAATGTTAACTTCGAAATCTATTGTTAAGTCCATTGTAGTTGTATCAGGTTTAGCACCTACGAAACGTCTTGCTGCCCATTTGTAATATTGAACCATTGGAGTTCCTGGATATTTATGTGATACTAATCCACCAATCTTTTGAACATTTTCTAGTAATAGATTAGATCCTTCTTCACTTACACCAATTGATGCAGGAAGTTGGAACTGTATTGTGAACATGTTCAAATATACGGGTTCGAACATCTCTTGCGATGCACGAGAATTTCTAAAGTGTGATAAACCAAAGGTACCTTGTGATTTAAAATCTGCCATATCGTTTTATTTATTTTATTTTTATTATTTTTATTATTTATTAGAATACAAATCCACCAGTACTGATACCTGAATTGCTATTAACAGTAATTCTATTAACAATCTTAGTAAGACCGTACATAATCCAAACGTTAATATCAATTATTCCAAATCCTTCTGCTATTAATTCTGGAGGGTTATTGGTTTCATCCATAACTACTTCGTATTTTGTTAATGCTCCAGCATCTTTCATTGTTTCAAGAATAGGAGTTATTGAGTTAAGGATATTTAATCTGGTAACAGGATTGTTGAAATCGAATATGTATTGTTCAAGTACTTCTTCGACTTGTATTTCAATAGTATTAAGTATTTCTCTAACATGTAAATTGTTAAATTCGCTCTTAATACCTTGATATGCAGTTGCATTAGCATAAATTAAAACTTCTCCTGATGCTGGTCTATCAATTATAGAGTTGAATCCAAATGGTTCAAGATAATCTCTATCTGATTTATCTATAGGATATTCCACACCAATAAGATTAGGATTAACAAGAATACCATTTCTGTTAGCTACAATTGCAAATGGATTTCCGCCTAAGAATTTCTTAACGTAAGCGTTAGCTACATCTGCTGCTGGAGGAACATTCATTGTTCTACCATTTTCATTGTATTTTAAGAATGGACCAAATACTCCGCAGAATTTTGAACCATATTCTTCATTTGGTAAAGTAAATCTGAATGATCTTGGCATATCTGGGTTTCCTCCCTCGGGTATCCATTTTACATCAAATATAGGTATAGCTTCACCGGTAGCGAAAGTTTCGCAGAAGTAAGGATCTTGAGATTGTACGAATTGTGATATTGCAGGAGCATTTAAAATTGCTGTACATTTACCACGTTTTTTAGCAAGAGATGAAAGATATTTCTTTCCGCCCATGTCTTCTCCTAAACCAAAGGCCATTGTATCTACAATATAACGATATGAAATCATATCTTTGTTAACTAAGCCTCTTTCAATTCCGCTATCTTCTAACATACCATAAATTTTTTCAACGCCTGCTTCAGCGCTTGCTGCACCAGTTGTGGCAAATCCAGGTAAATGTTTATTTGTAAGTGTTAAACCTGTAAGAGGAATAACTTTGTAGCAAGATGCAATTGATGCGTCATCTATAGTTTTTTGTACAGTTCTTCCTGCGCCTGGCGCTACTGATTCAGCAGTATGAATAACATATACATCATCAGTAAAATCGTAATATTTTTCTGTTACATATGTTAATCCAGGAATAACTCCACTTACAACTTGTTTTTCAATAAGAGTTCCTACAGTTAATTTGGCACCATCAGCTATTGTTAAGCTAAATCTTCTATTTGTTAAATCACCTGCTGGATAAGCAGTAAGAGTAACAGAATCATGCAATACAGCATCTGCTACACTAATATCGTAACTTAAAAATGATGTATGCGCTCCAGTTAGATCTACTAAACTGTGACCTACTAAATCAACTATATGAGGTGCTGCAATAGGAAGTCCACTGGATGCTTCAATATTAAACCATGCAGAAGTATCCCATGTCATTTGATCCATAGCTTCTTGGTTAACGTTAACCATAACTCCTGAAATAGGCGTATTAGCATTGATAATACTTTCAATATATTGTTCTACACCAGTTTTGTCAACAAAATCAGGAATAATTGTGCCCACCCATGAACCAACTAGGTTGATTTGGGGAGAGTTCATAAAGTTATTAAGTTGCGCTGGTATCATTCCATTCGCATTAAAGAACTGTGAATAATAAGGATCAGTGGCTAATCTACCATAGTTTGTCCAATCACCTTCTACAGCAACTACTTGAATAAAATAATCGCTAAGATAATCATAAGGACGAATCCAATTATAAGGAATATTTCCAGCATACCAATCTTGTGCATAAACTTTATATTGAAGTAAGTTTTGAGCTTTTCTTACTATAAATGATAATGTTTTGGTTCCAACATTAGCAATTTGTAATAGTGGCGCACTATAGATGTCTGGTAAACCATATTTATTGACCACTGCTGATTGCAAATAATCTGTATCTGGAATCCAGAATCTTTGACGGTTAAATAAGTTAACGTATAAATCTTGACGAGCTGAAACATCAGATGCGTTTGATTCTAATTCAAGTCCGATAAAATCAACGTTATCTATGCCGCCAGTTGTTGCATCATCAGTATATAACAAACTAATTGCAAATACTGGAGATGTTAATAAGCAAGTTCCAATTGATCTGTGAAAGAAAGAACCTTTTCTTTCTAACTTGCTATCAAGCGGTCCAAAAAACTTCTCAAGATCTCTGTTTGATCTTATAAATACTGGTGTATTAAAAGGTCCTACTGCAGAGAATCCTGGAACTAATCTTAACGACTGTGTTGTTACTGATATACGTTCAATGTTGTCAATTTCAACAGTATAAATTCCTGCTGATTTGAATTGAGTTAAATCTAATGCGATTTTTGCCATGCTATTCTATTATTTTTATTATATTTATTCTTAAAAAGAATGTTGTTTTTTATTATATATCAAAAGTTTTAAATGACAAAATTAACTTTTTCGCCACGGAAATGCATAAATACTTTTTGAAAATGTAGAGCTGGGTTTATATCTTATTTCATTTGGTTTATTGTTTAGCATTTTTAATATAGCAGATTCTGTAAGTTCTTTTTGAGATTCATCATACATAGCTTTAAACAAATTATCTTCCACTTCAGTTGTTTCTTCATATTTTTCTAACAACTTATTCATTAAAGTTTTTGCGGGTGAATCTTCTAATTCTTCTAAGTAATCATATAGCCATTCAGCATATTCGGATTCATTATACAATCTACTAATATTTATAGTACTCATTGCTATATCATCATGAACTCCCAGACCTTTCCATTTTCCGTGTTTATTCTTTCCAAATGCTTTAAATTCTTTTATAGTTTCAAATTCATTTATTACCAATAATCTATTATTAACCATTTTTTTGCCTAATTTACAGAAAAGATCTTTGTCTCCTCCAGTAACCTTAAATCCTGCTTTTTTTCTTGGAGGTTTTTCTCCGAGAACTGGCTTTGTATGATATGTATGTAAAATAATTGAATCGTCAAAATCATCATGTTGCGAAAACTTGTCTAAAAAAAATTTTCCATTAAAATTCATTTCTACAAGTAACTTACAAAACTGCGATCCTATTTGATCAAAAATAACGCTTTTAGTGACATTGGCGCAGTTTTCTTCGTCCTTTATATTATCTCTATACAGCCCCACTTGAAATGCTCTGAACATATTCTCTATCTTCATCTCGTCATTTCTAAGTCTTTTTAATTGAGCTATGCTCTTTGGCTGAACATGAAAAATATTACAAATATTATAATCATTATCCTTTGTTTCTTCTTCGTCTTTTCCTTCTCCTGTATCTATACTTATAATAAACCTATCATTCTTTGTATTAAATTTTTTGTTAGGATCAAAATCTGGATGCCATCTTAGATTACGATACTGAGTTTCTTCTAATTCTGTATTCATAAGTTCCTGAAACACATATTCTTTTTGAAGTCTTGTTATAAATGCTAAATCTGCGCCAGATAATAAAAGATTAGATCCTCCGCGATTAAAATCAAGGCCAAATTCTTGAGAAAATCTATCTTCTCCAAAATCTTTTTTCATTTTTTCAGCCCATTCATCATCATGGCCCGGAACTTCCCACCAATCAACTCTTATAGGGACAAAAGAATTTAATCCTTTTTGAGATTTATCCCAAATTTCAAAAAATACATTATCTTCTCCGTTAGGTGTTGAAGATATTATACATTGTGATACTTCACCAGCTGAAAGAGTAGGATAAACAGATCTCCAGAAATCATCTGCTATACCCGATTGTATATGTGCAAATTCATCTGCATATAATACATGAATAGTATATCCAATTTGTGCAGTTTTAGTTGTTGCTTGTGATAGCAATTTACATCCATTATCAAGAACCATTCCGCCTGCTCCAACTTGAATAATTCCTGGTTTTAAGAAAAATGGAAGACCTTTAAATACATCTTTTACTTTCGATACAATCTCAAAAGCAGTATCTTGTTTATTAGCAAGAATCGCTAAGTTTCTATCACTATGAAAACAAAGATACCAAGAAAAATATGCCGCAACAGTTGTAGTTTTTCCAGACTGTCTGCTTTGCATCATTATTAAATTTCTAACTTTGGGTATTAGTTCTTGCAGTTTTTCACTATATCCTTCTTCTGCTAAATACTTTAATATTTTTTTTTGATATTTTCTTAACTCAACAGTTCTTCTGCCAGAATCAGTTAAAAATCTACAATATTTTTCTACAAAATAGATAATATCATTAGAACATTTATGGAATTCATCTATTTCATCAGAATCTAATTGATATAAAAGTTCGCCTGCTTTAAGTTCTATGTCTCCATGATAAAAACACGAAAGATCTGCAAATATACCTAATTTAAGTTTTTCTAATGATTGTTGAACAATAGCACTGTTCCATATTTTAGTTGAAGGCATTTTAAATATCTAATTTAGGTATAAGTTGATCATTATCAAGATATTGTTGATCAACAATTTGTTCATTACTACTATTTAGTGATTTAATATTTTGAACATTTTTTATAAGTTCCTTTGTTCCTCGAGTGATTACTCCTCCATTCCCAGTAGTTATCATACCATTTGAACTTGTAGAAGGCCCCATTGCTTCAGTTCTATTTTCTTTAACATCATTTTTAAATACCTTATAAGTTTCTTTTATTGCTTCAACAGTTTGAAGCAATTGTTTATTAAGATCGCCAATAGTTTTAGATAAACCCCCATATACTTCATAATATCTTGCGTGAATTAATCCAGAGTTTATTTGCTGCATTAATGTTTTTTGCATTAGTTCATTAGTTCTAAGTTGATAAAGCATACCACCTAAAGTCATAACGTCAACTTTAAATTTATTTTTAAGATATTTGTTTTCTCTTATCATATCCATAGGTACCATAAACTGAACAGCATTTTTAATCATAGAACGAGCTTCTCGTTCAGCTTTACGTCTTAGTTCATCAAAATTAACATCGGTTAAAGGTTCGGGTCTTAGTTCAGCCATATCATCCCCTGGAGTTGCAACATTATTATCAATTTTTGCAGGAGAATTTTGTAACATATTTTCTAGCCCCTGTCTTTCTTCATTTATTTTCATATTATTTCTTTTTAAAGATTATATATTACACTTATAATAATTTATCTTTGACGAGTTATATATGGGATACGCATCTTAACATCTGCCTGATCTGCCAAAATAATTTTATCGCCGTCTTTTGTAAAGTAAGATAACAACTCATTTGATTGGCGTTCTTCTTCTATTGTGCAATTATATATTCGTAAATTAGTCAAATAAGATAGAGATTTATTAACTGTAAAGTTAGTAATAGATGTTTCTTCTGGAACAAACGGAATAGTTTCATAAAAATATATTTGTAATTTTGCATTTTCATCAGTTTCGTGTTTTTTCCAAACATATACATTATATTGTTTCCATAAATTACCTATATTAATTATTATACCATACCATTCATCATTTAGCATTCTATCATCTAATACTGCAATATATTCTTGTGCTCCGTAATTTATTTTTATATATTGATTTGCATATATATTTGCTGTAAAAGTATGCGAGCCAAATGAGTTGGTTCCATCAATTATATTAATAGGATCTTTTATTTTTACTTTATATCCTGTTTGATTTGCCCAATCAGATTTTATTGAATTTAAGTGTTCAATTACTGCATCATCTATTTTACAGTAATACGTTCTAGCAGCTATATCTACATATATAATTGTTGCATAAAAGTTAATAGCGCCTTCTCTATAAATAACAAGTGTATCATCTTTTTCATATCTCATAGGAGAATTGAATATTATATCATAATTTGCTGAAACTAATGTAGATGGATCAACATATGGATATGTTCTAAGTCTAATTGATCCAATTTGATATTCTCTATGAGCATCATCTATAATATCTTTTGGCATAGTCCATGCAATTAAGCTTCTATCTGTGTGATTACCTATAAGATCTACAGCATTATATGTAATTGCATCAAATGAATTGGAAGTTTGCATATCAAAAAATGATTGAGCAACAGTAGTTCCATACATATTTACAGCAGTAGAAATTATATTTAGAGATGCATCAAATGATTTATATTTATCTTTTGAAGTTGAATTAAATTGATTCATTTGAGTATCATCTACTAATTTCTTAACATCATTGTCTATTGCTTCTCCAAATATTTCTTCAACACTTACAGTATACTGATCAATTGTAGATTGAAGATCGGCAGATTCTCTTCTTGAAGCTTGGAATTGATATTTTTTAAGATTTAATTTCCACGCAGTTTCTTGTTCCATAAATCCTCTAAATAAATATGCAGATTCAACTTCATATAATTTATTAGGAAGAGGAAAATAAATTATATCTTTTTTCTGAGGAGCGGTGCCAAATCCAGCAATACATTCCCAATATTTTTTATCAATCTGAACTTCTAATGGAACTTCATATTCAAGACCCATTAAATCATAATTATATTTGCTATCCGGAATTTGTCCATTAGGAACTACTACCTTTATTGCTAAAGGGCATTCTTCAACATTAGATAATGTATATTCTTGAAATATAACATCTTTTGATCTTTGTTGAGGAACAGCTCTAAACCATTTAACTTCATATCCTATTAATTGATTAACTACAGAATTAAGAGCGTTGTAATCTTTAGCAGCTGTAGTTAATTTATTCGCAAGATCATATGCACTAGCTGCATTACAAGCTGCTTGATTGGGATCGCCCACAAGATTGCTTATTCCAGTTTCTGGATAAGCTGCACTTAATGTTTTATTACTATCTGCGTTATCAATCATATAGTATTTTTATTTATATATTTTAAATTTATTATTTTATAATTCTCCGCCAACAAAGTCATCTCCATTACCACCATTATAAGCAGCAATTCCAACACTACCATGAGCAAGAGCAGGATAGGTAGCAATAATAGTACTTGCGTCATATGTCCCTGTTCCGTTAAAAAGTTCAGTATCAAGCGACCCGTTTCGATATGCCCGCAATTCCGTGCCTACAATTTCAAGCCTTAAAATATCTCCAACATTTAAACCCGACACTGGCGCTCCATCAATTTCAATCCATTGCCCAACCGGATAAGTATAACCAACCTTATGGCTCCCAAACCCTCCATAATACATAAAGTAATAGCCGTCTGTTACACTTGAACCAGAGCATCTAACCGCTACTCCTATATCGGAATTAACAGCAACCGCATCTATTCTTACCTGAGCATACTGATCATCACTAAATGTTTCAGACCTTCTTTCACAGTCCTCTTCCCCATCAGAGGTAAATCTATTGTCTCCTGATACATCAGTAATAAGACATTCTCCGTTTATGCAAACCCAATTACCTTGCCCTCCAAGATTTCCTGTTGAATAACTCTCAAAGTCATCTGTAATAAGTTTCTTAGTATAAGTAAATGGGTATGTTCTGCCTACTCCATAATTATATAATTCTGAAACTTCATCTGCAGATAAAACTTTATTCCAAACAGCTATTTCATCTATCGTGCCATATCTAAAGGGTCCAAATCTAATTTCTTGACTTGTAAAATCAGATGCTGATAAAGGAGCAACATCTTTTGTATTGGCGCTTTTAACATTATTTATATACATTTCTAATGATCCATCTCTATCAAACGTACTAACAAAATGACACCAAGTTCCTTCTCCCGAGCTAGGTGAAGTATTTTGATAAGAATAACTGGCCGGATTTGGCATCATTCTAGAATACCATGTACCGTTATCGCCAATTCTAAACATTTGAATGCTACCATGAATTCCTGTTGTAGTAAAAACAGTTTTTGACATTCCATCGATAGGAGGAATTTTGAGCCAGGCAGATACCGAAAATTTATTAGTAATATAAGGACACATAGCTTCAAGAGATGCATGATGAGAATCGCTGGCTGTAAACTTAACGCTCGTGCCAATTTTTCCGGTTTGTTCCCAAGTTGGATACTCTATATTAGCATTAAAACGACCAGTAGAATCAATAGCAGTACTTCCTGTACTTCCATCAAGTTTGTAATAAGCAAGCAAATTTGATAATAAATTTTGTCGATAACTCATAAATGGAAAAGTTTTACCAGTGCCATTATTGTAAAGTGTTGAAACTTCAGTAGCAGATAGTACTCGATCCCAGATTCCTATTTCGTCAACGTAATAATTAAAATACAGTGAAGCATCTACACCTAGCGTAAATATTCCTAATAAATTAGATGCAGCATCCGCAGTAAAAGCTTTGCTAGAACTTCTAGTTGAGCAATCTGTATTTCTATAAACTGTAAAATTATTAGTAGCCTTTAAAAAATCATGTACCACTGCTATAAATGTCCATTCATCGGGTATAATAGATAATCCAGACCAAGTGCTTGCAATTCCTACCCTTCCTACATATATCTTGTTCTCTAGGATAAGTGATCCGAAGCTACCTACTTCTCCGCCTATAAGACATCCAGCAGTTGCGCTGCTATCAGAAACTACATACACCCATCCGGCAATACTAAAACTTTTTCCTGCCATTTTTAATTCTTCAGCATTAGAAAACTGCACATATCCGCCATTAGTAAACAATAGTGATTTATTAATTTTTCCGTCTTGATTAAAAGTTACCGTAGAACCGTGAGAAACATCAGTAATATTATTAGCATAATCTCGTATGCTGCCATCTACTTCATCTAATTTCCAATACGCTACAAGTCCATTATGCAAATTCGCGTTTGGAATATTAATCTGCTTTCCTGCAAAATGAACTTTTTGACCTTGATATACTAAATTTGACATAAATGCATATTATCTTTATTTATTTATTTCATAAAAAAAGAGGGCATTAACCCTCTTACCATTTTTTCTCCTCGCAGCCATCCACGCTGATGCCATTTTCATCTAATTCTAGCAGCATTTTTGTCTTTACGTCTAGAAAGCACCCACATATTTCGCATATTCGTAATTTGTCATTAAAATACTCACAGCTTTCACAAATGTCTATTCTTCTCTTTGCTTCTGCCTTTCTTTCTTCTCTATACGGTTTGTACAGATAATACCATATCCACATAGTATAACCTGTTATTATTTGTTTAATTTGTTTTATACTCATATTCGATTTAACATGTAATCATCTGCTTTCTTTGGCTTATCAGATATACATTTCATTTTATCTATAAGATATTTATCTACTAAATCTGGATGAACCCACCAATCTTCATAACTGCTATATTTATCTGGAGCTATATTATTGACTACTAATTCATATCCCATAGATTTCAAATATTTTCTTGATTTATCTCGTATCTCACTATTTTCATCTGCAAAATGATCATGCTCAAATGTAATAACTGCAAATTTAATTGTTTCAAATGGTATTTTTAATAATACAGTGTATGTTATAAGAGCAGGATCACAATCTAATTGTAAATAATCATATACTTTTTCTCCATATAAAAGTTTATTATAATCAAGTTTTGTTGCATCTATACATATTGTTTTACTTGTTCTTACAGCAGAAAATTCATTTATTGCGTTTTGATCAATGTCTATTGAAATTCCTGTCCATTCAAAATTCTTTTCTAATAATGCTGTGTTATTTCCAAAATAAGGCCCAGCACATCCAATTTCTAAGAATTTTCCTCCACGTTTTCCATTAAGCATAGTTAAAACAAACATATCCTGATAACATTGAGAATAGTTTTGTTCAATGTCTATAGATCCTGGAAATTTTATTTTTAAATGTTCATATAATGGAGCTGTATATGCTAACGGAGCTTTCCAATCTACCATACCACTAAGATTTATAATATTATTTTTTGTAGCAATTGCATACTTATATTCCATATTTGGATTTTTAATTAATTGCCTACATAAAGATATAGATTCATCCCAAAGTCCTAACCACCAAGCAGTCACTGCTCTTTCAAAAGTAAATCCATATTTTCCTGGATATTCTACATTAGTTATTAATTTTTCTGTAGGCTCATCTAATTTTTCACCTAATACAGCAATTGTATATCCTTCTTGCCAGTCTTTGCAATTTTCATACATTCGACTTAATAAGAAATAAGCTTCAGGGCGTTCAGGCATAAAAGACATAGCACGTAAGAGAAGGCCCTTTGTAGTAAAAGTTCGAGAACCTTGACGTTCAAAACATAATGCCAATCTTAATAAAGATTCATATGCCAATAAATCTTCATGATTGAATTCAGCAGTTCTCATATAAAAGGTTGCAGCACCTGCTGTATGACCTTCATCTTCATAAACTTTTCCAAGTGTAAAATTATATAATGGATTCTTAGGATCTGCTATATAATTATTTAAAGCTTTATTTAAATTCATATTCATTTTTTATACATTTGTATTTTAGAAATCGGAAGTCCATTTTCACATAATACACATAATTTAAATGGAGTGTATTGTTCAGGAAGAATATCATTATAGTCTTGTTCTAATAAATTTCCAAGAACATGATCTAATCCATAATCCATACAGCATAAAACTACATCACCATTAGGAAGTAAAACTTCATGATATAGCCCTTCATCACAATTACATGTAACTAGTTGATCTTCTCTATAAAATTTATGATATTGATCAGCTACTTTTGTTAATTCTGGCTTTAACTTTTCTTCATTTACTAAATTATCTGCTCTTGACCATAATGTAATGGTAGAAAAATCAATAAATATATGTTTAATTTTATCATGTACACTTCCCATGCTTATAATTCGAAGACTTGAGAACTCATGTTCTATTTTTTTAATATATTCTAATAATTCAATATATTTTTTAGTAATCGGATGTTTTGAATATCCTTCATTATCAGGTATGTGTAAAACAAATCCTCCATTTAACATAGGACGACCGTCTAATCCAATAAAAGGTTCAGTTGGACCCATTGAAAATTTTATATGTTTTATTTTATTAACATCTTCAATGCTCATACCAATTCCTGTTGTAAAAATAGATATTTGATGGCCCTTTTCATTAGCATAAAGAACCATATTAGTACAATCTTTATTTAACCATGGTTCTGAAAATCCAGAAAAAATAATTGTTACTTCTTTAGGAATTTTATCTAACATTTTTTTAAAATTATCTAAAGACAGCATTCTTTCACCTTTGTACGCATTTATTAAAGTTTTTTGTGGGCAAAATGTACAATTGATACTACAACCTTTTTCCAAAATATTAGTGGTTATTTCAAATGTAGGCCATGATACACTTTTCCATTTTTCCATTTTTTTAAATGGAATGGGAGTTTTATTATCTATGTATATAATTAGAGCAGTTGCCTCAAGATGACGTTTAACAAAATCGTCTTCCCATAATAAAAATTTAACATCTTGTTCAATAAGACTTTGTACTTCAATTTTAGTAAAGTGTTTTAAATACGTATCTCTAAAGTGTATGAATTTCTTTTCATGAATTTCGTTAAAAAAGTGAAATTCAATAGCCATTTTTTTCACATTTTGAGTTATCCATTCAAAATTTTCATCATTAAATATATCATACTCTCCGCCTTCACAATCAACCTTTAAAAAATCTATTTTTTTAATATCATATTCTTTAATAAATGAATTAAATTTAATAGCTTTTGCTGTTTTGGGATTACCAGGAATATTTACATAGTTTTTTCCGTATAAACTATCAAAATGATATTCTTCAGAATCTTCATTTCCTATTCCTTTGTTTATAGTAGTTATATCTTTAAATAATTTTGTGTTTTTAACTAATGTATCAAATAATTCTACGCTTGGCTCTAAACAATAAATATGTTTGGGTTCTTTTTTGAAAATAGAATAGCTAAATGGGCCTACACTTGCGCCTACATCTACAACAATATCATCTTTTTCTACTTCAAAGAATTTTTGATATGTATTTTTAATAAATGATTCAGATTTGAGACCTTCTAAAACTGGTTCGTTTTCTTTTATAATTTCTCCCCATTCAAAATCATTTATAAGTTTTTCTTGCTGAACAACGTCATTGTATGATCTTTCAGAATCTGGAGCATTTTCATTTAAACGCTTTTCTTCCTTTACTATTGGAGCATCAAATTTCTTAACTGCTAATTTTACTTTTGGTTCTTCAATTTCTTTGGGTTGATTATCTATATAGATCATTACTTCAGCATAATACTCAAGAAAATGATCATTCCATAGATCCCATTTAATATCTGTTCCATCCATGGAATTAATTTCATAATTAGTAAATTCCTTTAAATAAGTATCTCTAAATTTTATAAATTTTTCTCGTAAATAACCATTACTTAAATGCCATTCTCCTGATATTTTTTTAACATTTGATTTTATCCACAATAAATTTTCATCATTAAATATATCATATTCTCCACCTTCTGAATCTGTCTTCAAAAAATCTATCTGAGTAATATTATAAGATTCCACAAATGATTTAAATGTAATAGAATTGGCTTTTTCTATAGTACTCCACATTTCATTAGAATCTTTATTATATAATCCATTAAAATCATGAATTCCATTTTCGTTTGCAATACCCTTGTTTATACATATAACTGTATTATTATATTTTGTATTTTTTATTAATGTGGGGAATAATTCTTTGCTTGGTTCAAAACAAAATATATGCTTTGGTCTTTTATTTAAAATAGAATAAGCGAAAGGACCTACGCTTGCGCCAACATCTACAACTACATCTCCTGCTTCTACTTTAAAATATTTTTGATAAATATTTCTTTCAAAAATTTCATCTATAAGTACATTTTTAAACCATGAATTTTTAGAAATCAATCCCCAATCTAATTCACGTCTTTTTAATCCCAATGTTTCTTCAATCATATGTTCTGGTATTCTTAATAAATACGCAGAATTATCCTGAAAACCAAACGTAATTAATAAATCTCTTTTATATACGCATAATCCGCAAGAAAATTCAATTTCTCCGTCCATAAAAGAAAATTGATCAGACAAAGCTACAATATTCCAATCTTTATCCCATACGATAAATCGATGTAAATATGTAGCATCTTTTTGCGATATTTTATTATTAAATAGATTAACTTCATGCACAACACATATTCGATAATTTCTCCATGGAATTACTTGTGATCCACCTCTAAAATCTGGTACATTTTCAATATGACTTTTGCCGATGACTACTGTTTGAGAAGTTTTTGTTGCTGTATTAACCTTTACAACTTCAGTAGGATTACACCATTTAATAAAATGCCATGGCATATCTAATATTGGCATCCAATTTTTTTCACAATATGAAGTTTTATCTTTAGGTGGTTCAATTCTAGATCTTGCTATTTCTTTATATCTACTTTCTCCGGGCTGTAATTCGCCTTCTTTTATCATTATTTCAGATAATTCCATTCTTCCAACACCATTCGGAGTTGTATCTCTTCTTACGCCACATTGAAATAATTTTCCTTCCCATCTAAAAATACGAGCATCTTCAAGACCAACAAAATCCCATAAAGGAGGCTTATCAAAAGTTGATGTATCTGTCAAATAATATTCCTTAATTTCAAGCGATACTGGATCTAGTTCACACATAAAATTGTATGTTCTTAAATGCATATCATTTTCTGGATGTAAATATGCAAGAGGCCCAAATCTATTATTAAAAATTTGATTGCCCTGTGCGTGATATAAAGTGTAATTTATATTTCTTAAATTAAGTAATATTTTTGTTTGATCAATAAGTATTGAAGGATTCATTAATCCAAGTCCATTAGAATCTTTAGGTGAAATCATTAACGGAACAAGAGTTCCACCTTCAGATAGAACTGTCTTACATAGATTTCTATTCATTAATGTTATTTTTAAATAAAGTTTAGAATTTATTTATTATATAGAAAATTGATTATAGAGTTTTGTCTATTACCATTTTTTAAGTTTACAGACATAAATATAATCTCCTTCTGGAGAAATATTTCTAATTGCTTTTCCATCTTCATCCAAAGAATAAATAATCTTTGATTTATATTCAACATTACATCCGCAAAAATTACAGGCAAGATTAGGGCCTTTTTTAAATAAGTTAGAACAAGAATTACAAATATTCAATCTATACTCTGATATTTTTTCTATTTCTTGAGAATCAACGAGATCAGATGATCTTATCATTGTATTATGTTCTTTATCTAAAATAATTTTAGTAACTCGTGGTTTTAGTTGTATGTTATTCATCTTTTATAATATTAAGGCCCATATTGATATACATTAATAGTTGCTTGGGCAGTTCCCGAAGTAACTCTTATATCACCCGTTCTTCCGGGTCCTGAATATCCAGAACCGCATGAAATAGAGCAATTTTGTCCAGAACTTCCTGATGCAGTTGGAACATACCAAGACGTGCCATCTCCTAAATCAATTTTTGATGTAGTCCATGTGCCTGAAGAAGTAATAAGTACGTCACAGTCTCCTGATATGCAAGCACCGGTTGAATCAAATTCAACAGCATACCATTCTGGAGTAACATAATCTGGCGGTGCTACACTTGCATCTTGAGTAACAATTATAGTTACAGTAGGTGCAGCTGATAAAACAGTTATAGCTCCATTTCGTGAAGCATCTCCAGCACCTGGTTGAGAAGTACAATTTATAGTAAACACACCATTGCCAGTACTCGATTCGTTTGTTATGCTTAGCCATGTACAGGAATCAGATGCCACCCAATAATTGCCACTACTTGCGGTGACAGTTATATTTTGAGTGCCTCCGTTTTTAGTAAAGTTTTTACTTGTAGGATTAACTGATAAAGTTCCCGTATTTATGCGAATAGAAATATCATATGCGCTACCTCCAAATGCAGAAAATAATCCTATAATAGATGGAGCTGACCATCCATAACTTGGAGGTTGAGTTGCACCACCATCTAAATATATACAAACATCTCGTGTAATTGATCCAACATAATTATAATAATCAAGAAGACCCGTCAGAATAGTATCAACATTATTTCGTGATAAAGAACAATCACGAGCATTTATATTATAAATTGGACAATTAAAGGCAGATGTAAACATTCCTGTAGAAAAAGGAAATCTTATAGTTTGTAGTTTACTATTATGTTCTAAATTAACATAACGTAAGTCTCTTAAAGATGAAATATCTAAAGTTCCTGTTAAATTACAATGATTAGCATCATAAACAGAAATATCTCCAGTTGTAACATTGGGATTTATTATGCTTGTAAGATTTGGATTATTATGAACATCAAATATTCCATCCAGTTCTGAAACTTTTGACCAATCTAATGTGCCAGTTAAATTACAATCATACGCACGATAATTATTCATGCTTGATACAGTACTGGGGTTACGAATATACTGAAGATTTGGATTATTATGAACATCAAAATCTGCTCCAAAATATTTAAAACAACTAATGTCTAATGTTCCTGTTAAATTACAATTATACGCATGATACGTACTTATAGCACCCGGGGAGCCGATTTCAGAAGTTTTAGCATTAAGTATATATTGAAGAGTTTGATTACCATGAACATCAAACTTTTCAAGAAATGTAAATGTTGAACAATCTAGAGTACCTGATAAACTGCAATCATATGCATAATAATAAAGCATGACTGCATCTTCAACTTTAGGATTTAATATTTTTGTTAATTTTCGATTATTATGAACATCAAAAGTTAATCCTAAATTTGCAATACAAGAAACATCTAATGTTCCTGTTAAATCGCAATCATATGCATAATAATATAAATAATTGGCAGAAGAATCAAAATGTATTATTTTTGTAAGTAGTGGATTATCATGAACATCAAAGTATCCGCCCATACCTCTAATTCCTGAACAATCTAATGTACCAGTTAAATTACAATTATATGCATAATAATATGTAGTAGTATAATTTAAAGCATAAGAGGTATTTTTTAATTTATAAGGATTTTTTATACTTGTTAAATTTGTATTATTTTGAACTCTAAAATCACTAATATATAATATACTTGCGCAATTTAACGTACTAGATAAACTACAATCATACGCATAATAATATTCAAAAGTATCATTTGAACTAGGATTTATTATAGTAGTAAGTTTGGGATTATTTTCAACTCTAAAGCTTCCGCCCAACGATATTAACGGTGAAACATTTAAAGTTCCTGTTAAATCACAGTTATATGCAAAAAAATTAGCAAAGTTTTGTGTTGAATACGGCACTATCAATGATGTTAAACTTGTATTATCATTAACAACGAGATTTTGCCCCAAATTTATTAAACAACTTATATCTAAAGTTCCTACTAAATTATCGCTATCCATCCACAATGCTGTAACGCTAGAAGCTCCTGCTGTTGTTCCAGCATATACGCTAACAGTTTTATTTCCAGAGCCCGCATATGTATGAGTAAAACTATTTGCGTTTACATTATTCGATACATCACCTAAATTCCAATTAAGAATGCCAGAAGAAGCTGTAAAAACGGGATCAAACGGATTTGCATATGCATTTGTTGTAAATATAAGAAATGGAATTAAACCAGAAGCTCCATAATTTCTAAAATTATATAAACTATTTTTAAATCCTTTATACAATGAATCAAATAAAGCGTCAACAGAAGTATTATAACATGTGCTTAAATCTGTAGTTGCTGGCAAACTTAATTCTGTTTGAACATTTTTAAGACTAAATGTGTTTGTATCCGGTACTGCCATTTTTTATTATATTTTCTAATTGTTGTACTCTTTCCTTTAATGAAGCTATTTCATATGCAAATAAATCTATGTATGCAACTGACATCATACCGCTATTATCATATCTTATAAAATCTGGATTTATTTTATGAAGATCTTGCGCAATTACGCCATATCGTATTTGTCCCAAATTAGATTTTAACTCAAATTTTTTGTATCCTATATTAATAGGGGGTGTAGGGAATGCAGAAATATTAGTCTTTAATCTTTCATCTGATGTTAAAATAAAGTTTGTTGAATGCATATCACTTGTTGACCAAATTGCTCCAGGTACATATAAAGCTGAACTAACATACTGCAAACCTGTAACATATGTTGCAGCAGTAGTTCCATTCCATATCATTACATTATCATCACTACCCCCACTTAATGATGCGCCTGTTATTCCTTGAGTTCCTTGAGTTCCTTGTCTTCCTTGAATACCTTGTGTTCCTTGAGTTCCTTGACTTCCTGTACCAGTTATTCCTTGAGTTCCTTGAGTTCCCTGAGAACCAGTACCGGTTATTCCCTGAGTTCCTTGAGTTCCCTGAGAAGCTGCGCCGCCAGAAGTTCCTTGAGTTCCTTGTCTTCCCTGAATTCCTTGAGTTCCCTGAATACCTTGAGTTCCTTGAGTTCCTTGACTACTTGCACCGCCAGAAGTTCCTTGAATACCTTGAGTTCCTTGAGTTCCTTGAGTTGCTGTACCAGTTATTCCTTGAGTTCCTTGTGTTCCTTGGCTACTTGCACCACCAGAAGTTCCTTGAGTTCCTTGTCTTCCTTGAATTCCTTGAGTTCCCTGAATACCTTGAGTTCCTTGAGTTCCTTGACTACTTGCACCGCCAGAAGTTCCTTGAGTTCCTTGAGTTCCTTGTCTTCCCTGAATACCTTGAGTTCCTTGTGTTCCCTGGCTACTTGCACCACCAAAAGTTCCCTGAATACCCTGTGTTCCTTGTGTTCCTTGAGCTCCACCAGCGCCAATAACTTCAAGATATCCTGAATTCCACTCAAAGTCTGATATAGATAATGAAGCATTTGAAATATAATTGGCTTTAATATAAGACGAAGAATCTACATAAGATGATATTAAGAATACGTTATCTAATGAAGCATCTAACGCTGTAATACTTACATCTTGAATTATTTGCCAAGCATATAATTGATTTAATGATGCATCTGTTCCTGCACCAGCTATTCCCTGTGTTCCCTGACGACCCTGAATTCCTTGAGTTCCTTGAGTTCCTTGAGAACCCGTACCTGTAATACCCTGAGTTCCTTGAGTTCCTTGAGAACCAGTACCTGTAATACCCTGAGTTCCTTGAGTTCCTTGACGACCTTGGCTGCCTTGGCTGCCCTGAGATCCTTGAATACCCTGAGTTCCTTGAGTTCCTTGAGATCCTGTTCCAGTTATACCTTGTGTTCCTTGAGTTCCTTGAGAACCAGTACCAGTTATGCCTTGAGTTCCTTGAGTTCCTTGACGACCTTGGCTGCCTTGGCTGCCCTGAGATCCTTGAATACCCTGTGTTCCTTGTGTTCCTTGAGAACCTGTGCCAGTAATACCCTGAGTTCCCTGTGTTCCTTGAGAACCCGTACCAGTTATGCCTTGAGTTCCTTGAGTTCCTTGAGAACCTGTACCAGTAATACCTTGAGTTCCTTGAGTTCCTTGGCGACCTTGGCTACCTTGAGCACCTTGAATTCCCTGTGTTCCTTGAGTTCCTTGAGAACCAGTTATACCTTGAGTTCCTTGAGTTCCTTGTGTTCCTTGAAGACCTGAAATTTCTGACCAATGATGGCCATCAAGATAATCAGCATTAAGATTAACTACTTGCGTTGTAGAACTAACTGTCATCGGCGCGGTTCCAGTAGCAACAGTTGAAGTTAAAGCATTTCCACCTACATTAAAAGGAAATGTTACGCTCTGATATCTATCTATAGAATAAATATTTCTTTTTCCAAATGGATATGATCCCCACCACTCTAAGCCTTGTATATAAAAATCATTAGCATAATTCCATTGAGCACATGAGAAAGTTAATCTAACACCATCTGAAAGCGCGCTCGGATGAAACCAAATAGGAGTATGAGGAATCCAAAGATGTCCAGGCCAATTATTAAACGCACCACTTGTAACAGTAGACCATGTAGATGTATCATGGTCACGTTTTTCCATTAATATATTAATACTATTTCCGCTAGTTCCGTTTCCGATATATAATGCATTTAATGCTACATAACTCGCGCTAATCCATGTTAATCTATAATATCCTGTGCTAGCACTGGCTAAAGGCAATGCATATATAGTAGTTAAACAATCTTCTCCTATCATTAAATCTCCTAACTGAGCAGCTGTTGCTCGAGTAGAAGTTGTCCATGTACTACCATCAGTAGATTGTTCTTGTGAATTAGGAGCTATAAATCTAAGCTTATTGTTCATTTCGCTATGAATCATGGCGATTTCTTCTAATGTAGGACTTCCTAAATTAGTTATAACACTATTAAGAGGATTTTTAACGCCGGTAATAGCTTGTGCTGTTAAATATGTACCATCGAATGTTAAATTTGACTCAGCATAAGCAGAATTTGCAGTTCCATCGCTTGTAAGAACTCTATTATCTGCAGCGTTTGCTATAGTTGTAAAGCCAGTTCCTTGAGTTCCTTGAGCTCCAGTTATACCTTGTGTTCCTTGAGTTCCTTGACGACCCTGACTGCCTTGAGCACCTTGAATTCCTTGAGTTCCTTGTGTTCCTTGAGCTCCAGTTATACCTTGAGTTCCTTGAGTTCCTTGAGCTCCAGTTATACCTTGTGTTCCTTGAGTTCCTTGACGACCTTGGCTTCCCTGAGAACCTTGAGCACCTTGAATTCCTTGAGTTCCTTGTGTTCCCTGAGCTCCAGTTATACCTTGAGTTCCTTGTGTTCCTTGAGCTCCAGTTATTCCTTGAGTTCCTTGAGTTCCTTGAGAACCAGTTATTCCTTGAGTTCCTTGTGTTCCTTGAGAACCTTGAATACCTTGAGTTCCTTGAGTTCCTTGAGAACCAGTTATTCCTTGAGTTCCTTGAGTTCCTTGAGCTCCAGTTATACCTTGTGTTCCTTGAGTTCCTTGACGACCTTGGCTTCCCTGAGAACCTTGAGCAC